CTTCAAAACTCCTCAATCTATTCCTACAAGGCCAACCAAATTTCTTGACATCCACCAACCAAATTCTGGCGACTCCTTCCACGATTGTGGTAAATAATACGCTCTTCATCGACAGAACGACGAATTGTGTGGGCGTAAACAAGATTCCCTCTTTAACATGGGACTTGGATGTCAATGCAAATATAAGAACATCGAATTTATATGGTATTAGCACAACCCTGGAATCCACTGCCTATATTCCGTATATTTACAACTCATCTATGTTCACGTCGAGCATCATGACTTCTACTCTAACAGCCCCTCAAGCATTTGTATCAGCCATCATGACATCGACGGTAACCGCGCCTCAGCTGTTCATATCAGCCATTATGACTTCCACGGTGACTGCTCCTCAGCTGTTCATCTCGGCCATCATGACATCCACGGTGACTGCGCCTCAGCTGTTCATCTCGGCCATCATGACTTCCACCGTGACTGCTCCTCAGCTTTTCATTTCCTCCATTATGACATCCACGGTGACTGCTCCTCAGCTGTTCATCTCGGCCATCATGACATCCACGGTGACTGCGTCCAATATAACCATGTCAAATTTATACGGTATTAGCACGACCCTCGCATCAACCGCCTATATACCGTTCATCTACAACTCGTCGCTCCAAACATCCACAATTATGGCGTCTAGTATAACAGTGGGCGGAACTCTTGATACGAATTCCAATATTGTTACTACACTAAATGGAAATACAACGGTTGGATTTCAAGATGGTCCTCTAGCAACAACGGCACAGTTTTATGCCAACGGAGGAGCACTGGCCATTGATTCTGCTGGTAATATATTCGTGGCAGATACTTATAATCACAAGATTCGTAAGATTGATACAGCCGGTAATGTTACAACCTTTGCGGGTAGTACCCAGGGATATCAAGATGGGTCAGGCGCAGTAGCAATGTTCAATTTTCCAGATGATTTGGCCCTTGATTCCGCTGGGAATGTATATGTTATAGATAATAATCATAGAATTCGTAAGATTGATATAAATGGTAATGTTACAACCTTGGCAGGCAGTTTTGGAGGTTATCAAGATGGCTCAGCGACATCGGCACTGTTCCTTTTTCCAAATGGAATAGCCGTTGATTCCGTTGGAAATGTATATGTGGCAGATAGTGGAAATTATAGAATTCGTAAGATTGATACGGGCGGCAATGTTACAACTGTGGCGGGTAGTAATAATAGTCTAGGACTTTCTTTTAACGATGGACAAGGGACAGCTGCAGCGTTTAGAACTCCAAATGCGTTAACAATTGATTCTTATAATAATATATATGTACTAGATACTAATAATCCTGGTTTTTCCAATTCAGCTGCTATTCGCAAAATTGATCCTTCTGGAAATGTTACAACCTTTGCGGGTGATCATACAAGAAACAGAGGATTTTCAGACGGTGTAGGAACAGATATAACATTTAATTTTGGTTATCTTTCAAAAATAGCAGTTGATTCTTTTGGCAATCTATATGTGAGTGATACTGGCAATAATAGAATCCGTAAAATTACTCCTAGTGCTACTGGTTCAACGTATGCTGGAACTGGGACATCTGGTTCATCAGACGGCTTGGCATTAGGTGTTGCAACTTTCCAATTTCCACGTGGAATAGCAGTTGATTTACTTGGAAATGTGTTTGTAATACAGGACTCTCGACTCCGTAAAATATCGAAAGGTATTTCGCCTGTGAATGTTTTCATACAAAATGGAATGTTGTACTCTCCTTTCATCTACAACTCGTCGCTCCAAACATCGAGCATCATGACTTCCACCGTAACAGCGCCTCAGCTTTTCATCTCATCTATTATGACATCCACGGTCACCGCTCCTCAGCTGTTCATCTCGGCCATCATGACATCAACGGTGACAGCGCCTCAGCTCTTCATATCAGCCATAATGACATCCACGGTGACTGCACCGCAGCTGTTCATCTCGGCCATCATGACTTCCACTCTTACAGCACCCCAAGCATTTGTATCAGCCATTACTGCTTCCACTCTTACAGCATCCAATATAATCATGTCAAATATATACGGTATTAGCACGACCCTCGCATCAACCGCCTATATACCGTTCATCTACAACTCGTCTCTCCAAACATCCTCCATCATGGCTTCCACGCTAACCTCAAAGAATATTACCACACTCAGCTTATCTGCAGTAAGCACTATCATACAATCCAATCTATACGTCCCTTTCATTTACAACTCTTCCCTCCAAACATCCTCCATCATGGCTTCCACAGTAACAGCGGACGAAATGACTGTCGCCACGAAACTCACCGTGGATGGCATTCCCATGACATCCGCGGCATACTCTGACCCCTATTTCCAAAATCTCAACGGCATTTGCTTTGACCCCGCTGGAAATATGTATGTGGCAGATGAAGGCATGGGTCTAATCCGTAAATTAACACCGCTGGATTACGTCACCACTCTTGCTGGCGATGTGTCAGGTTCTACATTCTCGACTCTGAAGAAAGTAGTGTATGACCCATTCTCAAGCAAGATTATTGCGGTGGATTATCCTTATCGCATATGTAGTGTTGGCTCTGTCGATGGAACAGTTACGGAAATAGCAAGTGGCTTGAACGGTGTTACAGATGTATGCTGCGACGGCTTAGGAAATTACTACGCATGCGGAACCTCATGTATATACAAAATTTCTTCTAATAATTACTTCCTCATACTTGCCGGCTCAGAAACAGAAACAGGATACGTAAATAATAGTATTGGCGCATATGCCAAATTCGACAACATCACTGGAATTACCATGGACAAGAACAAAGCTTTCTTGTATGTATCAGACAGCGGAAATCGTGTCGTGCGTAAAATAAGTGTAGCATCGCCCTTCTCTGTGACAACTCTTGTTGGGCGCGTACCTCCTTTGGAAAACACAGTAACTTCTATAACAACTATTCGCGACGTCAGCAATAACGCCCCCCAACTTTGGTTGGATGGAAAAGACCCTGGAACAGCTCTAAGCGGTTCAAATGTTAATACATGGAATGATAAATCGGGCAATAATAACAATGCAACTGGCAGCAGTTCTCCACCGCCCACCATAGATTCCAAGGGCAGCATCACTTTCTATAAGAATTCTATCTCTTCCGCATACCAATTTACAGGAGTAGAGACAGGCTTTCTTGTGGTATCCGTTGGAACTACAAAGGCAGAAGGTACGTATACATTCTTAGATACAGCCTATGGTGTTTCCGTGTTCGCAAGAAAAATCGCCATTTCCTTCGTGAAAGACGATGTCGTGTATGTAAATAATGTGTATATTGAACCTGAGACAAGCATCCCAGAAAATACGATATTCCTACTGTCATACACCATTACTCCTACACTCATAACTCTCTTCTATAACGGAAATGTGTTCGGAACAACCAGCTGGTCCTATACAGGAAGCAGCGCAGCAAACACCATTATTGGAGACAACAATAACATTTCCCCTGGGCCTATCACTATTTCTGAAGTGATTCTCTACAACAAAGAGCTTTCAGTGGCGAATAAACAAAGCATAGAGGCCTATTTGATTGGCAAGTGGAATATAGATACACCGTCCTATTTGCCGCCCAATATTCCAGAGACCGCCTTTTCTCCTCCTAGCGGCCTGAGAGTCTGGTTGGATGGAGCAGACCCTGATAATAATAGCGGGACAACTACAGCTACAGGCGCAACAGTATCTATATGGAATGATAAATCAGGTAACGGAATTCACGCATTAGGAGTTGCTTCGCCAACATACGTATCTGGTGGTGGTATCTTATTCAACGGCACGTCACAGTATTATAATATTCCCTATTACACTGGTGTTCCCACCACGGAAACTGGATTCATCGTGGTTTCTCTGAACAATATCTACGCACAAGGCGAGCTGATTTCAGGAAGTGCAACTGGTGCAAGACAGTTTTCATATATAAATACTGGATCATGGGCAAAAAGCTTGGATTTACAAGGAATTAATGCAGGTGGCACCAGCGCTTTAATAACATCCCCCATAAATCCTAACCCAGCTCAGAAATATATCTTCTCTTACACAACTTCCTCTGCCTCCAGAAATATCTTTGTAAACGGCGTGTGCGTCGCAACTGGAGCGCCTGTAACTTATTTCAGCGGCTCAGGAACAACATATATTGGGTCATATGGCGACCTTGGAGGCCCTCTCCATTCGCCCTTGAACGGTATCGTATATGAAGTCATGCTCTTTAACACAGTCCTCTCTGACAATGATAGACTAAACGTAGAAAACTATCTGAATGGCAAATGGGATGCCTATGTGCCTAAATCACTGAAACTCTGGCTAGATTCTTCAGACCCCTATGCCAATGGAACACCTGCAATCGCAAATGAAGACATAATGAGATGGTCCGATAAATCAGGATTTAATAATTCTGCAAGCTCTGGCTTAGTCTTATGGCTAGATGCTTCAGACCCTAATGGAACAGGGGTTCCTGTATCAGGCACATTTACTTTAACATCGTGGATAGATAAATCTGGATACAATTATAACGCAATTCCTACAGGAACAGTCTCATATATAAGAGATGGTACCCCATCATTCTTACCAGGAATTCAAATAACAAATGGTGTAGTAGCAAGCAATTATTTAACTTGCTCTATTCCCTCTGGCACATTCGAGAACGAGCTTGATTTCTTTATTGTATATAAAAACACGTATATAACTGCCACTGCTTCATCTTTACTTCTAAGAACTACACTAAATAATACTTCGAATGTTCCTGCAAATCCATTTGATGCTTGGGTCAATAATGTATACGGTGGTGTAAATGGTGCGCAGACATATACTTCCGATTATAATCTGAATACTTCTGCAACTACTACAACTCTTCTGAATTACAATCTCAACCAGGTAAATCCAGCTATTACAGGATATTCCAATGGAAGCCAATTTACATTAAATAAAACATTAGGTCAGACATGGGTGAAAGGTGATGGTGGCGACATCTTAAGAATCGGTGGATATAACGTGTCTGGTTACAATACATCATTCAACGGCACAATTTACGAACTTCTCGTATTCAATACAAAGGTCGCCGATGCACAGAGAATGCAAATAGAAGCGTATCTTTCGTGGAAGTGGAAGATACAAGGAAGCCTGTTGTATAGCAATCCATACAAAAGCATACCCATATATAATCCTTCCTTGGCTCCCACAGTTTCAACGACTGCTCCTAATTCCCTTGTCTTATGGCTAGATGGAAAAGACCCTCTGAACACAGGAACAGTACCTACAAACGGTACTGTCATTCCAACCTGGTTCGATAAATCTGGATGCGGAAATAACGGAACGGGCCAAGGCTCGCCAACTACAGTCGCTTCAGGCATATCATTCAATGGAACAGACCAGTTTTATAAACTTCCAGATGGCGCAATCCCTTACGGAAACTCCTCTTACACAATCATTATAGCTGCAAGATTCCCTGATACGATTGCGCAACCTGGTTATTACTATGGCCTTTTGGGCGCAGGTTTGGCGTATGCTTCTTCTTCATTATCTATAAGAAAAGCGGAAGATGGCAAATTCTCAACATATTGGTATTATACTGGTACTGGGGCAGTAGCAGATATTTTTTCATCAGGGACATTCACATTGAATCAGACTTTCATATATAGTTCTGCATATACATCTGGCTCAAAACGTCGCATTTATATAAATGGCAGCACAGACTCTTCAGATACACCAGCTGCTCGCAAACAACCCCCTTTCAACAATACGGTTGGTAGAACGGTGGCGAATGAATTCATGAAAGGAACTATCTCAGAAATCTTGATATTCAATTACGAGCTGCCTGCAACAACAAGAAAGACGATTGAAGCGTATTTAGCAAAGAAATGGGCTATCACAGGAACATCTGGATTAACCATGCCTGCAACGGCGACTCCTCCTTCCACGGTAGCCGTTTCTCCTACAAATCTGCCTGGCGCGAATTCTCTACAACTGTGGGTAGATGCAACGGACCCTTATGGTAACGGAATCGCTCCTTCCAGCGGAACATTGATATCAAAATTCGCGGATAAATCTGGAAATGGCAACCATCTCACACAAGCCGTTGTTGCGAATCAACCTGTTTACAATTATGTACAACAATCCTCTACACAGCAAAGCAGCATACGCCTCAGAACAATTCCTGGCGCATCTTCCCCCACAACCACACAGACTCTCAATATTCCAGTGAACGTCATGAATAATCTACAGACTTTCTCCATGTTCCTTGTATTCAAGGCGACGTCTGCCACCAATGTGTTCATGGCCAAACAACACGGTGGCATTGACACGACGAATGTGCTGTCAATGGGAATTTATATTAACTCTACACTTGGATGGAGTACAGATAATCAAGGGCGTATCTATTGGCACCCATATAACAATGTGAATAATGTATCGGCTGGTACATATGGAGCTGGAACAACGTATCTCGTGAGTTTCGTATATGATGGACAGTACAATAGAATATATCAAAACGGTGGCGGGGATGCCACGATGACTGGTTACAATTTAGTAAGCGATGTGTCGCCTGATTATTTCACAATAGGAACTCCTGAAAACATCGCGTCAGATTTCAATCTGAACTCGCTAATGATATACAACACGGCACTGTCAGATTCTCAGCGCCAAAGTGTGGAAGGATATCTCGCGTCAAAATTCAACGTAACACTCCCTTCAGGACATCCTTACAAAACAACAATATCCCCTTTTACACCACGCACACTGGACACTACTTCGGTCGGTCTAACATTCGACGGTCTAACAAACTTCTATGTGACACCTTACACGCCTCTTCCTGCCTCTGAGACAGGATTTTTAGTTCTGACTGCGCCCCTCGTGGCTGGCGATGTATTGGCTGGAACGACAACGAATGGTAGTGCAACAAGAGAAATTAGTCTGAATACAGCAAGAATGTATTATGGAACAATGTATAATGGCCAAGCAAGTTTGGCAACAAATTCCAAAGCCTTGACTACAAGCAATATATACATCTACTCTTTTTCCTATTCTAGAGACACAACAACCACGAATATTTATTTGAATGGACTATTGGTAAAATCAGATACAGCAACTCTGCGCACTTTCAACGGTACAGGAAAGACAACGATTGGTGCATATATTGATACAGGAGGCACAGGCGCAACAGGGTTTTACAATGGAACCATCTACGAAATTATGTTATATAACACGGTTCTTTCAGATACGGAAAGAATCAATATAGAAGGATACTTGGCCGCCAAATGGAATGTCCAAACGGATTATTCCAGTATGGATGGAACTCTGGCGAATGCAAAATTTAATGGCATACAAGGCCTCATATCAGATTCTAATAACAACGTATATGTGGTTGATACGAACACATTGCGTTTTGTAAATATGTCTAATTCAAGTGTAACAACCGTGGTTGGAAATGGAGTCGCGTCAAACGTCCAAGGAATTGGCTCAAACGCCTCTTTGGCGAATCCTTTAGCCGTGACACTGAATACCAATGGAATTCCATATGTGACTACATTCGATAACCCAACAAGTATTTTTAGTGTGAATATGAATACAAGCAATTTGATACGTCAATATAAGACGAATACGAAAACACTTGCTGAAAACAATGGAGATATCAACAATAATATCACGATGATGGCCATTGCCGGCTCTGCAGGTGTTATGGGTAGATTAAAAGTAACAGGTGATATTTATTACTCAGGAAACTTGATTCAAAGTGGTGTAGATGGTGTTTCTCCTATAAATGTTAACTCAAATGGAAATGTGGGTATAGGAACAACGACTCCCACAACTGCACTACAAGTATTTGGTCTATCCAATTCCACATGGATGACAGAATACTATATCCCTCCCACCACAGATACGTATTTCTCCGTGCTAAGTTCAAATGGATATATGGATAATCTGAGGTCAATGATTGAAGTGGGTTCGAGTGGAACAGGTGTTGGTAATTATGGAAGCGTGTATAAATACCTGTTTGGATTTTCAAATACGGGAACAACGAATGGCGGAAATTTCATCATACAAACCGTTGCCTCTAGCACATCAAATTACGAAATCGCGGGCGCATCATCCACGCGTTTTACAGTGCGCTACGATGGAAATGTGGGGATAGGCACGACGAATCCTACAGCAAAGCTTGATGTTTCTGGAAATTTGAGAATTCAAGGTAATGCTAGTTTTGAAGGAGGAATCACGTTTAAAACAGACGTATGGCACACTTCTTCAGACGGAGCTTTGCGATTAAATTTCGGGAATAATGGTAGTAGTTTTTATCAAACCAGAAATGAGCATGTTTTTAGAAAGGCAACGGCTAGTTCCAATCCATATGGAGAATTAGACTTATTTTTTATAGGTGGTGACGGTAATACATCAGCTATTAGTGGAAGAGCACCAGGAAGAGGTAATTTCACACACTTTTACACTGGGACAGCTGCAGGGGGTCTAGAGAGAGATTCTTACCAATTATACTGGTATCCTTCTGCAGGTCAAGGTGGGCAAGGAATCGCTGGCACAATCTTTCAATTATGGGATTTGAATCCTGTTCAGAATTATTGGAATATTCATTTACCTGTACATATACATAGAAATTTAACAGTAACTGGTGGGGTGAGTGTATCTGGTTCTGTAAGTGTAAATGGCTCTGTAAATACAGCCCACCTTCAAACGAATACCATGGGAAGAATATATAATGCTAATACAGGTAGCGTAACTGGAAATTATCAGTTTTTCAGAGGTACATTTACAAATATACCACCAGGTGTAAATGCTAACGGTTTAAATCATATTCGTTTTACTAGCTTTATTCCCCCTGCACAGAATTCTATATATTGTGTATATGTTACTCGTACAGCAGGAACTCGTGGTTATTCAATGCACTACATAGCAACATGGAATAGTGGAGCTACTGGAGAGTGGGTAAGTGCAGGGGTAAGAGGCTGGGCGACAAATAGAATTTGGACTGCAAATGGTGCATACTGGGATGATTACGTAGGTATAATTAAATCCGATGGAAATTGGGCAAATATAGATGATCAGAATGGATATATTGCAGTATGGGGAGAAAACAGTCAAGTTAATATATCTATTACACAAATCGCTTAAAAAATAAACAATTTAATACTTAGAATGGCATACCTTATACAATTTTTAACTTCTCTTTCTATATCTACAAATATAGAAAGTGATGCCATACAAGAACCTACAGATGAAACGAAATTTACAGAATTAATTACACATTTGGGAATTGAAAATGAGAATGTAAATTGGACGGATTATTTAAATTTTAAGAAGAAGCTTGTAACGAAGGAAAATATAATACATATGTTACAACCAAAACGAGACCAGTTGCTAAAAGATTCCGACTGGGTTCTCACGTACGACAACGCCATGTCCCTCGCGAATTTAGATGCGTGGGTCGCCTATAGACAAGCACTGCGAGATTTAATGGCGGCTGCTAGAGCAGACCCGACTTCTGTAGTCTTTCCTGAAAAGCCTCCTATTATCCGCAAGGCATAAAATCGCCACTCCTCCGATTGTCATTACGTGCCCTACGGGCCCTACGGGCCCTACGGGCCCTAAAGCCCTAAAGCCCTAAAGCCCTACGGGCCCATAAACCGCCCAATCATTATCAATGATTTGGCGGTTTAACATATTTATATATTGTGTAACATATACACAGATGAAAGCGCTGGTTTGTATGGTGAGAGACAAACAGCCGTTGGTCACAAATGTGACAATTGCGCCAAGTGGTTCATCCCTTGTCGTATCATGGACAGCACCCCCTAGCAAGATTAGTTATTCTGTTACTATTTATTCGAACACCTCGGATTCTACAGCCGGCTCTGCAATATTCCAAACAGCTTCAGGACTTTCTGGAACAACATATATAAGGCCATATCTTACTGCAACCGATTATGGTAAATACTATTTCGCAATGGTACAAGCAATTAATTTTGATAATTCTTCTTACACTGCTCCCTATAGTTCTATTATATATGCCTCCACTCTGCCCGCCACGGCTGTAACAATGGCACCTTATACAGCAGGCTCTACTACCATTTCCGTATCATGGACAGCATCTCCTTCGGCGCAATCGTATACTGTACAATTTTACAGAGCGGATGATTCAGCAACTACAAATAGGACGAATTTAATCAATACCGTTAGTTCTGCCACATCACCAACCTCTTACACCGGCATTTCTTCCCCAGATTACGGCAAATATTATTACGCTGTTGTTACTGCAAATAATACGAATGGAAATCAATCTGCAGCAAGTTCATCTGGTGTTCTAGTGTTTGTGCCAAGCCCTCCTTCTGCACCCACGAATGTAATAATCACACAAGTCGGTTCTTCTGCCTCTGTAAGCTGGACAGGTGCTCAATATGCCACATCCTATAAAGTACAATTCTTTACTAATACAACGAATAAACTCACTGGAGGCACTGCTTATGGTGCTGAAGAATCTACCACGAACACTTCGTTTTCTAAAGCAATGAGTACTTCCATTGTATACTTTTATTATGCGACTGTAACTGCTACAAATTCTGCAGGGTCATCTTCTGCAGTAAAAACAACATTGGCAATAACATACCCCTCAGGCGCCATAACAATCGCCGGCAAACCAGGCACCACTGGAACTGCAAATGGTTATGGTGAGGAAAATCTTTATTATATTCCTTTGTTCGGGTCAATTGATACAGATGGAAATTTATATATATCATCGGCATACGCCAATATTATTCAAAAGCTTACTATACCAGCGTACGTGGGTTCTACGCTTGTCGCTATTTATCCAACCGCAACTGTAGCAACTCCACGGGGGACAGTTGTGTATAACGGTTTCTTATATATATGCGATGAATCTGCAAATAGTATTAAAAAGGTGCCTATATCCGGTGGAAGTGCAACAACATTTGCCTCAGGTTTAAATAGCCCAGTGTATATCACAAGTGACGGAGCTGGAGGATTTTATGTTTCGACACAAAACAATAATATTATCTATTTTATAAATAGCAGTGGAACTGTAAGTCAGCGTACTATTTCAGGATACAACAATATCTCGGGAATTGCCTATCATCCGTCAGGAGATATATATTTTGCAAATTCACCTTCTGGAACTACAACTGGTACTTTCTGTAGATTACCAAGCGGTTCTTCTACTGCAGTACAGCTTGATTCAGGAAATGCTTTCACATCAGGAGTCAAAATGAATTATAACAATACGGCTGTATATTATTCCGTTACAAATGATTTTATTGTAAAAAAATATGTTATACCCGCTTCTGGCAACGCAACACCAACAACAATTATTGGAGTAAAAGGTGTTAGTGCTAATACAGACAGTTTAATTTTGGCGAATGTAAGGATTAATAACGCATATGATATTGTCCCAATGAACGATGACCTTGGACTATATATACTTGATCAAGGAGCGGCAGCACAGACTGTGCGCAGAGTATTGTTCTAATTATGAAGCCCTCCCCTCTAACACCCTCACCCGCTCCCCCAACTCCTGCACCGCCTTCAGAAGTATGGTGACCATTCCATCGTAATTCACATACTTAGTTGAGCCGCTGCCTTGTATAAGCTGCGGATATACCGCCTCAATTTCTTGGGCGACGAACCCTATGCTTTCAGCTCCTCCTATGTAGTTGAAACTATACGGACGTATATTACTCAATGTATCCATCACGGAAGAAGTCCATTCACGCACGTTCGCCTTGGCCCTGACGTCAGAAAGCGTCACGAATTGCTGGGCATAACATACCCCATCCTGGCCCACCCTGAACAATGAGCTCGTCCCAGAACTCAGCTCTAGCGCATACGCCCCGTTACTATCATATACATTCAAAGATACCCCTCCCGCTCCGATCTTTGAAGTGGCTACACTAGTGCCAGACGCCCCACTAGTCCCTGTCAGGCTCGTCGGGCTGACAAAGCTGACCGTTCCACCTGGTGTGAAAGAGGCGATGGAATTCGTATATACACGTTTGGCTTGTGTATCTACCATTCTTTTAATCGCAGTCACATCATTCGTCAAAGAAGTGGTTGCATCTAAGCCTGAAACGTTGGTTTGCACATTCTGTAGGGGGATGATGTTCACCACATAGTTCGACGTATCGTTCTGCATTCTTCTATTCGGAATTCAAATATAATTGACAGAATAATCCCCATGTCGGGTAACCCAGAATATTACATAACAAGAAGCACAACGATTTTACAAATAGATTCATCCACGGCGATAAATCCCATTGTATATTTATCAAGTCTCAATTCCCCTGGTGCTCTTATCACGATTCGTGATGTGGCAGGCGCAGTAAACTATAATGCCACAGCTCCTCCTGCAACCAATAATATTATCACGTTGAGCACAACCCAAGGAATCACATTCTTGGATGGTGGTGGTCCTAGCAACAATATATACAGAATCACCCAGCCATATGGATTCTTGACGGTGATTCCCAAGACATCGACAATATGGGGGGTGTTAAACACCTTCGCCTTCCCTGACGCCACCGCCGCCGCCAATATCCAGAATCTCACCGCCTCATCGATAACCGCCAGTAATTCATATTTAAGAACGGCATACATATCAACAGCGACGATTTCCACAATAGCTATTGCGAGTATACAAACCCCCCAACTCATCGCCTCATCCCTAGTCGCCTCCACCATAACATCCTTTTACACATATGCGAATATTCTGCAAACATCCAGCATTCTGGCATCCACGATACTAGCCCCCCAAATCTATACATCCAGTATCGTCGCATCCACCACAACATCCTTTTACACATATTCTCCTGTTATAGAAACATCCAGTATTCTCGCCTCCACCATATTCGCCCCCGTTATACAAACATCCAGCATTCTCGCCTCCACCATATTCGCCCCCGTTATACAAACATCCAGCATTCTGGCTTCCAGCTTAACATCCTTTTACACATATTCCCCTGTTATAGAAACATCGAGCATCTTAGCCTCCACGATATTCGTCACTCAGGCAAATACATCCAGCATCCTGGCATCCACCTTAACATCCGTCTACACATATTCCCCCGTTATACAAACATCCAGCATTCTCGCATCAACAATAAGTGCATCCAATATAATTTCACCATCCATAACATCCCCTCAAATCTATACATCCAGCATCCTGGCATCAACCATATTCGCCCCCGTTATACAAACATCCAGCATTCTCGCATCAACAATAAGTGCATCCAATATAATTTCACCATCCATAACATCCCCTCAGGCCAATACATCCAGCATCCTGGCATCCACCTTAAAATCCTTTTACACATATACAAACAATCTGCAAACGTCTAGCATTCTCGCATCAACCTTACAAGTGTATGGAAATGTGAATGTAGTCTCAGATTCATCTCAAAAACTATGGGTAGCTGTTGGTCAGGGTTCTCCAGCAATAAGATATAGTAGCGATGCCATAGTTTGGAATAATGCAACGGGAAATGTATTCAATAATTCTGCATACGCTGTGGACTGGAATGGTAGCATGTGGGTTGCCGTTGGCGAGTTCTCAGGCGGCTCAACAATAAGATTTAGTTATGATGGTATTATCTGGAACAGAGCAACTGTAGGTATTTTTGGCGGATATGGGTATGGAGTTGCATGGAACGGCAGGATATGGGTGGCCGTTGGAGATGAAGGTGGGCTTACGACGACGATTAAATACAGCAATGACGGTATTATCTGGAATGATGTTTCCTCTACTGGATTTACGGTCTGGGGGAACGGAATAGCGTGGAACGGCTATATGTGGGTGGCGGTTGGACAAGGCGGCTCAACCATACGATACAGTTATGACGGACTCACATGGAGCAATGCTTCTTCAGGAGAATTCTCATCATTTGGTGCGGGAATTGCGTGGAACGGCGCAATATGGGTGGCCGTTGGAGCAGGTGGCGGCTCAACAATAAAATACAGTTACGATGGAATTAACTGGAATTCAGGCCAAAATGTATTCTCTATTTCTGGCTCAGGAGTTGCCTGGAACGGCTCTATATGGGTAGCTGTTGGGAATGGAGGATCTATTAAATATAGTCGTGATGGAATCATATGGTATAATGCTTCTTCTTCTGGCGATGGCTTATTCAGTGGATATGGTGTTGGTATATCCTGGAACGGCTCTTTATGGGTGGCAGTAGGATTTGGCACAGTAACCATAAAATATAGTAAGGATGGAATTGTTTGGAGTAACAGCACGAGCGGTCTATTTATAAACGAGGGATTTGGAGTGGCGAATAATTATTCGGTTCTTCCAGATTATTCCGCCAAAGAGTTGAATCTGTATCTTAAAGGGCAGCCAGTATTTTTAACTTCAACAAATCAGATTCTTGCTACTCTGTCGTCCATTGTCATTAATAATACTCTGTATATTGATAAAACATCCAACCGAGTTGGTATAAATGTCGCCCCGAATGCCAATTATGCACTGGATGTGAATGGGAGCGGACGCTTATCCAATGTAATCACACCAATCATAGATGTTAGCGAAAGTTGCCGAGTGTTATCCGAATTATATTTGGGAAGCTCCAATGCTCCACAATCTGCAGTCCTACGGTTCACAAGCTTATTAGGTGGAACATATATACAATCTGGAAGCAATTTGACCACAGGCTCTGTAGCTCCCCTCTTTTTCACAGGAATAAACGGCTCACCCAGTTGGATGGTCTTGACTAGCAATGGACGTCTAGGAATAGGCACAACGACTCCATCTTATCCTTTGGACGTGACAGGCGATATACGTGCCACGGGTGTATTCCGAGGAAACGGCTCAGGTCTAACAAATCTTCCAGCGACCATCAATTCCTTTGCATCACAGACAATCACGGTAACCGTAAGTAGTGCATCCAATGGTAGCACCGTGCCTATATTTTTAAACACACTACAATTAACTTCTGGTGTTTCTTATTTAGTGACTGCAGAAATATCTTTCAGGCGCACAGGGTCTAGTTTTGACGGCTCCTTCTTCTATTTTACAACTACCAGCTTTGACTATTCTCTAGCAAATCTCATAGGCATTCCGTATGTGTCAGGATATGCCAATAATGTTATGGATTTGGGCGGTGCTGGAAATCCTTATGGAGGTGCTGCCACAAGCATGCGTAGCTCTGCACAAGCCGTTGTTACAAACGGTATTATTTCGCTATGGTGTTATTCTGCAGCAGATGATACATGGACTTATTCAATCATCATATCGGCAATTCCTTGTAATCAACTCACCTAGACTCCCGATTCTCCCCGTATTAATTCCTGTAGAAAAGAAGAAGCACGGGTCGTGATGCCGGTGTCAAATGTCAAATACATTGTAAATACGAGTACCACGCTTATACAAATAGATAGTAGAGAGAATATAAATACAATTGTCCTCTTGTCAAATGTAAATACAGTAGGCTCTCTTGTCACTATACGCGATATTGCTGGTAATATATCATTCAAAGGTGAGAACGATGCATCCAATAACATTGTGACTATAAGCACCATGCAAGGCATTCGCTTTTTACACATGGACTTGTCAGACCCAACGGGAATACAAAAACCCGTATCTACTATTCGTTTAACACAGCCGTATTCATTTATAACAGTATCTCCGAAAACATCGAATATATGGGCGGTTATGAATACACAGGCGTTTCCTGATGCAACGACGGCAGCGAATCTTATTACTATAAATGCGGATACTTCAATTGTCGTTGAAGGAAGTGTATCAACATGTCGTATTTCCACTCTGTATGCGAATAATATATCCACTATGAGTTTAACGGCTGTCAGCAGTATTATACAGTCCAATTTATACGTCCCCTTTATAAATAATTCTTCTTTGATGACGTCGAGTATTTTAACGTCAACGTTAACTGCTCCCCAGTTATTTATTTCGGCTATTATGACATCTACTCTAACCGCCCCTAATCTATTCATTTCGGCCATTATGACATCAACGGTTACTGCGCCTCAGTTGTTTATTTCCGCCATCATGACATCCACTGTGACGGCGCCGCAACTGTTTATTTCTTCTATCATGACATCCACTGTCACGGCGCCTCAGCTGTTTATTTCTTCCATCATGACATCCACCGTAACCGCTCCTCAGCTTTTTATTTCGGCCATTATGACATCCACGCTAACCGCTCCCCAGATATTTGTATCCTCCATTATGACTTCCACTGTCACGGCGCCGCAACTATTTATTTCCGCCATTATGACATCCACTCTAACCGCTCCCCAGATATTTGTATCCTCTATTCTTACATCCACCGTAACCGCTCCTCAGCTTTTCATTTCGGCCATTATGACATCCACCGTAACAGCGCCTCAGCTTTTCATTTCCTCCATCATGACTTCCACCGTAACAGCTCCTCAGCTTTTCATTTCCTCCATAATGACATCCACCGTAACAGCGCCTCAGCTTTTCATTTCCTCCATAATGACATCCACCGTAACAGCGCCTGAGCTTTTTATTTCGGCCATTATGACATCCACCGTAACAGCTCCTCAGCTTTTTATTTCGGCCATTATGACTTCAACGGTAACCGCTCCTCAGCTATTCATTTCCTCCATTATGACATCAACGGTAACCGCTCCTCAGCTTTTCATTTCGGCCATTATGACATCCACCGTAACAGCGCCTCAGCTTTTCATTTCCTCCATCATGACATCCACTCTCACTGCACCGCAGCTATTCATCTCAGCTATTATGACTTCCACCATAACAGCGCCTGAGCTATTCATCTCGTCCATTATGACATCTACTATTACAGCAAGTAATATCATGACGAGTAACTTAACTACGAGTAATACATTCACAGCGAGTAATATAAATGCAACGAACCTCATTACAGCAAGTAATATCACCACAAGTAATTTAACTACGAGTAATATAGGTACAATCAACCTAATTATAGCAAGTAATATCACCACGAGTAACTTAACTACGAGTAATATATTTACAGGAAACAATATAAATGCTTCGAATCTCATTACAGCAAGTAATATCACCACGAGTAACTTAACTACGAGTAATATATTTACAGTAACCAATATAAATGCTTCGAATCTCATTACATCAAGTAATATCACCACGAGTAACTTAACTACGAGTAATATATTTACAGTAACCAATATAAATGCTTCGAATCTTATTACAGCAAGTAATATCACCACGAGTAACTTAACTACGAGTAATATATTTACAGGAAGCAATATAAATGCTTCTGGTAATATAAGTGCGGATGGAAATATAGCTGCAACCAGTAATATAAGTGCAGGTAGAAATATAACTGCAACTAGTAATATAAGTGCAGGTGGAAATATAGCTGCAACTGGAGATGTAACGGCTGCATCAGATATCAGAATAAAAACAAACATTATTGAAATAGATTCTCCTCTAGAAAAAATATCACAGCTGCGCGGAGTCTATTATACTCGCCTTGATGACAGTAATATAAGTCCTTCTAGACACCTTGGTGTAATCGCCCAAGAAGTAGAATTAGTTCTTCCAGAAGTAGTTTCCACAGATAATTCCGAAAACAAGAATAAATCCGTGGCATACGGAAACATAGTGGCACTCTTGATTGAAGCAATAAAAGTACAGCAATCTACGATTCAAGGAATACAAACAATATTATCCTCAAGAACCTAAACGCCTCCGCAATAACCATACAATACGATAGATGGCCTCACATAAATACTACCAGCCATATCTTCCGTCAGATTCCGAATTATCTGACGCAGATGAAACGTATTCAATGACATCATCTCCTCAGCCTGAGCCTGAAGAAGGAGCTGATGCAAGAACGCCGACAGGTGTTTCTCCTTCTTCCTCCAGGGCCCAAGCCCAAGGCCCTAGCTTCCCCAGGGCCGAGGTTGCAGGCCCAGATTTCTCAGCCCTCGCCGCCGCCTTACGCGCTCCTGTGAATCTTCTGCCCACCGCCGGCCCATCATTCGCCACCGACGCCCAGCAAATCGCCTATGGCACAAATCGCCTTGACAGAAGGACTGAGTACTCAGAATATATATCAGACACCTCCGGCCAGCCTGTTGTTGCAGTGACCAATGCCGATGAGACTTCCGTAATCATGCTTGAATCTAGACACCGTGATAAAACGGTCTATCCACAACCCACAAGTTGTCAGCTTTTCCTTCCACGCACTTACAAAAATATAAAAGGAATATCCGTCACGCAAATAAGTCTTATATCGGCATTTTTCTATTTCCGGCAAAATAAATCCAATCTTCAAATACAAATTGAAGAAAAAGGCCGTGTTGTATACAAGGCAGATTCCACGAAAACTCCTACAAACACAAGCACCCCTCTTTTACTCATGAATAGTATCCGTGAAGGCTCTTATAATATCACAGAATTACTCAATGAGCTGTCTACACAGCTAAACAAGACCCCCTTATTCTACGATTTCTTAAATGGATTTTCCGATTTTGTATCACAATTCTCCGTGACGGGCGATTTTTCCTTAAACTTTAATGAGCCAGGTGACAATTATTACGATGCAGGGAAACAACTATTCATACAAAATCCAACAAGAGAACTCATCTGCTCTTATTATTTTCAAAGCCGATATGCAGGCAGCACCGTTTTTACAGAAGCTAATTTACGTTGTGCTTATTATTATCCTGTGTTAAAGGAAATATTTCTGGATACAGATAATACGAAAAAAAGTTTAAAACTCCCTTTCGCTGAAACTGGATTCAACACAGAAGAAGAATTGATTGAATATCTTCTGTATTCGTTTGAAGGCATAGACGACTCCATTTGCGACAAAGTCATTGTAGCCAATATTAGTACCAATACCGTTCTTGATACCTATCGTCTATATCATACATTCCGCTATTCTCTCGTGAATAGTTACACGTGTACATATAATACAACAAATCAGCGTGTGAATATATACTCGAATTCGCTGAATACAAGTTTGACAAATCTATTGATAACGCAGTATAACTCCTTTTTAACACAGCAGATAAATATAAATGGCATTACCTCAGATTTCTATAATAGTTTATCATCCAAAATCACCTCAGACCTTGCCGTCATTCAAGAGATGTATGATTTCATACAAGGTAATTTTGCCACTTATTTTGCCATTGATTTCGGAACATTTTCTCGCACATACTACACATCCAATTATACGGTTCAGCTCAGGCCTGGAATGAACGCCACAGGTATTCAAACGGTGTATTCCGCTTCAAATCCCAGACCCCGCTCCAATGATATTATGGACGATTTCAAGGACCCTCCTCCTTTTTACTGGCCTTATATGTCAAACATGGGTAATGTGGTTTCACAGCTTGGATATAATATGGGCGAACCAGACACCTCTTACCCAACCTCGTGGAATCACCCCTATATGTTGTCATATTCCAACATGGATATTGCGAATAACTTTATAGATTCGAATGGGGAAATATACACAGATTATCGCAGAAAGGCCGGCGATATTCTGGTTAACGTGGAAGCCGGCAAATACACCATATTCAAATTCAAATCAAAGGTGCGCCAGAGCTTACAAGTGGAAAGCCTTCCTCGTCAAACTGCATACAGATATCCTGCATGGAATAAAACCCACACTGTAGAATATCCTATTGATACATTGTTCGATATTAGCTATTGCTTCATTGACCCTAGGCAGATTCCTGTTATGAGTAATAATATAGTTACCGATATCTCCTATAATGCGGTGTATGGCTGGTCAACGATGACGAACAATGGAAAAGATAATATGTGGAATTACAGCACAAATTACACTGCCACTTATTCAAACTCCGCTTCATTCTGGGGAACAAAGTTGGAGCAACTACCTTTAGTCAATAACAGAAATCCAAACCAAACAGGAAGAGTGTATCGGTTCATTGCGCCTTATCCAGTGGATTCCAATACCAAAGGCTCCAATGTCTATACATACGATTATAATATAAGCATAACGGCATTTACTCCAACGCTCTCTCTACCTACACCCGCTAGTTTCCGAGAAAATTTCTTCGCCTTCTTTTACCACGATGAAACGGCACTGGCTGCAGACTTAAGCGCAGCTGGGGTTCGTAATGAAAACCCATATTTATATAAGAAAAAACTTCTCTTGGCCACTGGAACTCAGTCAAACACGTATTCCTTCAAGGCCTATGCTGGACAGACGTATTTCATGTTGATACGGTCCTCCAATATATCTCCAGTAACCACCAATTACACAGTTGTTCCCTGGACTGCAAATACCTACACCACTTTATCAAATATTTCCAATTTCTCAAATACGGCTGACCCAATGACCATGCTCAGCAATTTCAACGTGGCTAAAAACGCCGATCCTGCTTTCATACGATTGCCCGTATCGACGATTTATACTGGCCCAGACTATACGCCAGATTATGAGTCAAATCCTTTTTCAACCATACAGAAATATAATAAACCGCTCATAATAAAAGCTTTTCCTATTGGGTATGATACAAACGGCATTTCCACCGATATGACAGACTATATCCCCTACAATGCATATGGAGAGTTGTCCAATATAAACCCCCAGGCTACAAGTCGTATAGACCCTCTCACAGATTATATTTTCTCTTATAACACCCCTTATTCTGATTTTACACAAAGTTATTTTCCTGCAGGTGGAAACAACAGCATTAAAACAGACATCGGTTTAAATTATACACCCACTGCGCTTACAGAGCGTCAGTATAAAATCGTGCAGTACTATGGAACAACCTATATAAAATCAGATGCAAATGTCACATATTCCTCTGCCGATATTTCTCCATATATAAAACCATACACAACTGCTACTACGAATGGCAGCCTTGGAGGAAAATTCACATATAATAGCGCGAATGAATTAAATCTGGGAGGAGGTGTGTGTGGATTTACGTTTTTACCTGGTGATGGAACATGGAATATAGACAGAATCACAATCAAAACCAATTTCACAAGTCTAACCAATTCTATGAATAAAGATATACATTGTATAGGAATCTTTTACACATCTGACATACATCCCAAGCCCACTTCGTATATAGATTTAAGTAATGCCGTTGCCATATGTTTGCGTGTAAAAGATAAAGTGTATTCTTCCAGTAACATTCCAAAGGGGTTTGATTCTGCCCTAGGCACATATCATACATTTAGAAACTATTCAAACTTGGTATTAAGAAAAAATTTCAAGATTTCTGGTTATACACAGTCAGGTAAGCAGTTGATTACAGATATCAATAGTTATTACTCGGCAATATCGATTAAGTTCAAAAGGATAGATATATGGGATACGTCTGCAGTAAATGACCCTTCCACACAAGATAAAATAGTAGCAGCCATAAAAGATTCAAGTTTAATTAGTGTTGTAAATATCCAGAATATGGTTGGCTCTCCTATTGCTTATCCATTTGCGGGAACACCCACTGTTTCTAATACTTTCTATGATGGAATTAAGGCACCGACTGACGATAATGTAGTAATATCAAGTGCTATCCCCAGTGGAAATATATATGGCCCCCCTGAAGGATACGACGAATCCACAAGCAAATACGAGCAGTCGCAAGAAATTGTGAATAGTCATATCCACTATGTTTCTCCCTTGAATATTATTACAGACCCGAGTGGATTTTCTGCCTGGACTGGTCTAACTACCGATTTACCAGATTACATTCATGCTTCTGTGTATGACCCTACCTCTATAAGCAGCGACAACCTTGGAAACAGTTGGCGTACAGGATACGCAATCATACAAGGACCGACATTCAATTTAGTGACCTATAAAATATTTAATAAAATCACACTGGGCACAGACCCAGACAGAACTTTTCAATACAAGGGACAGATTGCACCACAACAAGTTTTTCCAGATGAAGAAGATATTTCTATTATTGCAGTCACTGGCAATAGCTCTAAGTTTGTATTCTTAGGGTCAACCAACGATGTTTCGAATAATATCCTTCATTTGAAAACATACGACCCTACCAATGGCTTCTTGGTAGAATACGAAATTAAACCTGATTATACATTCAATCCTAAAACCGATACAATGCAGCATTTTGTATATAACGATTCCAACGTATGGTTTTACACGACCTTTGTCAATGATTCTAATGCTGAACCATCAGAAAAAATAGGAATAAGAATCGTCGGCTCGTATGGAAGCAATCTTATTTCAAAATTCTACGCCGGCTATACGATGTCCGAGTTACAAATGGCGCCTGACGGTGTCAATATGTATTTTGCAAAGTATAAGGACTCAGAAGGTGGATTTTCCAATCTATTCATATATCCGTTGGTCGACAATGGCCCTTCTTCCAATGCAAATCTAGTATTATCCAATTCCTATACAATCAACTTGGACACCTCACCCATTCTAGACCCTTCCCCTTTCAAGTACTACAAGCAATTCGCCGTTGCGAATAATAATGGAATAGAAGAAGTGCTTCTCACGAATACAGATTATGATAAGCGTCTGTTTTATAAGATACGCACTTATCTACCCACAACCTCCTCTAACACAAGCAACACGAATATAGATTTCTCCAAGCAAACGCTGTCAAATCTTGAAATTCGCCGAATCATGGGAGGCGCAAAAGGAAGTAAATGGATTATTACGGATAATTCTCCGTTTATCATGGGAAATAGAAATGATGCAATGGATGCTCCAACATCGCTTTCTATGGCGTGGCAAATCTTTTTCCCAACGATGAAGATTGAAATGAGAAATATAACCGCCAGTTATACACCTATTACAGATTTAACGAATATAACATACTCTGAATGGCCGCATACAGCAATGTTTGCCTATTCTAATTTTGCCTCGTTGTCCAATGATATCTTGGCAAATGGTGGAAAATGGGGACTCGAAAGCAACTACGTAGTGAGTGACGTTACATTTGACGGATACGATTTCAACTCGTATTTACTGAATTTCCCTCTGCAATCCAATACAGAAGATTATTATCTGGCTGTGCGTGGATATTTGCCAACAGAATCTTTCCAAACGATGATGCGCTTTTATTTACCGAAGCGGTATGATTTCGGATTTTCCAGATTTTCTGATATGACGCGTGAAATTCCCATCATAAAGACAGATCCAACCTCTTTCAATCCAGTGTATCGTAATACACTCTCCTTATTTAACAAAGAATTCTCAACAACAAAGATTTTTGGGTCAAACGCTATAGCTGGTCTTGCAGGAAGTAATATATCAACAATCGGTTTCAGCAATTTTTTAGATAAATACAGAGGATTGTACTCTACCTTTACAGGAGAGTCTAAACTGCTTACAGAAATTCAAACGAATATCAAGAACTCTATTAATAATTTTATGGCTTCCAACCTACAATATATTTTGCCGTCGAATGCTCTCGCAAGAAATCAGTTCACTGACCCCTTGACCTCAAGAATTCTATGGAAAGATAATTTAACGCCTATATACGCTTCCTTAGATGATATGTGGGGTCTAGGTTGGAATTTGGGATATAATAAAGAAAATACTTCTTTTTCAACTGCACATATAGCTAACTCATTCTTTAAGATACAAGACGACTTCATATATTTGAGGTTGAGTCCTGAGCTGAATTTGAACGCCATGGACCAGGGAATAAAAGAGGATTATGGAACGTCTAGAGAAGGCTCTGGGATTACGAAAAAATATTATTGTAAGCTTCTTTTGACGAATTTCGGAGGAAATGCCACGACATTCATACACAATCCTGTAAAATTTACCCCCCCTATAAACAGCCTCAGTAAACTTCAATTCCAGTGGATAGATTCCACTGGAGCAATTATAGATAATAGCGATTCTGAATGGAGTATGACTATAAATATAACAGAAAGCGTTCCTACTCAGCCTCCCGCTATAACAACGACTGCCACATTCCAACCGGCCAACTCTGCCACGGGCGCACCTGCAGCATTACCATCTGCGAAGAAATAGCGTAAAAGTTGATTTTTGCCGGCGGCCCTTAGAAATAAGTCCTGAGATGGAGGTTTACACGACGAAGACTGATAAGGTGAATCTCGTTGCCAACTTTCTTATGAATGGTCCGCCATGTGGGTGGCTGTTCCTTGTAGGGATGAATGCCGGCGGAGAGGGAAAGACGATGGCAACCGGTGAGGCCATCGAGTTATGTAAGAAGTCTTTTGGCGAGGAGAGTATTGTTCGGCTGCAGTGCAACAATGACAGCAATGCCTATAAGATTGTCCTGATGAAGAAGGACAGTACTATCGTAAAGACCATTGTTCATGTGAATAACTGGAATCCTCATTGGGAGTTCATGGCATCAGAATGGGACGCACAGGTTGCTCGGTTTGAACGCTCGGATCTTTAATAACAATACATTAGATGGCAAACCTACCTCCTTTACCCAGACAACCTCCTCCTTGGAGCGGCCCTTCTTTTTCACCTGTTGAGGCGAAGCTGGCTCCCAAGGCCGGCCTACGTATGGACTATCCCTTTGAAGCCTCTCAAGGAACGGATAAAGGTATGTTCCCGCCTGTATGTCTCCGCTCACACTGGGACCCTGAGCAGATTATCCGCCGCACTCTTCCCAGTGGGCCGAATCTCGCCACTCCGCTGGAGCCCCGCCCTTGGACGAAAATCTGCCTTTCGTATGTGACGAGCCAGGATTTTGAGGATGCTCCTCGCCCGAATGATAACATGGTGATGCCCAGTGGAGGTGTGAATTACCCTCCTTCTCGTTTCCGAGAGGCAGTGGACAAGGATTCTCTGCTTCGTCGTCTTGACCGTCCTCTAGGAACGTGCGAGGAAGCACAGTACACGAAACCTTTACAGCATGCATCCACTGTGCCTGACCGCCCCCCTCCGAATGATAGGTTCATTGACGAGTTATCGTTCCCGATGGCGTGTATGCGCAGCGGCGACTATGATTGCCGCGCGGAAGTACATAGAGAGAGCTGGCAGAGAAGCAATGGCTCTCTCTTCAATAACGCCACGAAACAGGATAAATATAAGGTTCTTTCTTCTGCAAAGGAAGCAAAGGAAGCCTCTGCAGCATCTGCAGCAAAAGCTGCAAAAGCTGCAAAGGAGTTGCGTTAAATAATAGTTCATAAGAAATTGCCTATCTGTAAAGGGGCGGAAATGATAGAAATCATCGTAATCATAGCTGTCTTGCTTTTTATAGCCGTGCTATTCTATAAGCAAGCCAACGAGCAGTTCGAGATTCTTCAGGTGGAGGCGCAACGACTCCAAGAGCTCCCGACCTTATACCAAGACCGCTCACCCATCGTCATCAGTGATTATCTGACTCCCAACCTAGGCACACACTCCGAGCTACAGAAACGGCAACATATCATGAAACTCATGATATCTCCCACGACGAATCTGGCCGGCCTCCTCAACAACAAAACCTTCCTCGCCCACTTCACCTTCCCTGTAAAAACCGCCGAGTTTCTCGCGAAAGAATCTGGCCTACACATATGGTTTGAGCATCACTTATACAAATCCCTACTACCATCCTCTTACACAAGTTTCCTATATTCTTTCCAAACCACTCTATGGCCTCAAAAACGAGGAATGTTCCGCACGAAGGCTTTTCAGACTTTAATAATGCCCACACAAGGGACGGCGGTTGTAACTGTGATGTTACCGAAAATGACTCCGTATCTTCCTGCAAAATGGACTGCTCGTGCCTTTACAAGTTTGACCATGGAAGATACACCTCTTCTTAATCAAATCCAATTCATTGAAATTAAATTACGGAAAGGAAATCTGCTTCTTCTACCTGCACATTTGATTGTGGATGTCCGCTCTTCGTATGATGATACGGCCGATGCAGCCTGGGTATTTATGGCGGATATACATCATCCTATCAGCAGACTGGCTTGAAAGGCTTGCCTAGGTCTAAGAACAATCTGCGTATATTTTAGTAAGAATAAAATGTCTTCCTCTGCCTCGGAATCGACAGAGAACCAAAGTCAAGACGAACAACCCTTTGACACAAAACGCCTTCAAGGATTATTACGGGAGTTACATGCCGATTTAACAGAATCTATAAATCACTTGAAAACCATAAAAAAGCAGGCACGGGCCGAGAATTCGTATAAGGTTCAGCGTGTTCTCAAGAGGGAGCATCGTGATATTTTTAACACCAAGTATGCGTCCATTGAAGATATCGTGGAATTCTGGATGCCCTTGTGGCAAGACGAGGGGCGTGTGTATGAGAACGGTAGGAAAATCCGCCTGGGTGAAGAGGCCCGGTTGATAGACCTCCCGCCTGAAAAAAAGGTGGATATTTACGATTTGTATATAAAGATGGAGCAGTTATTTGTTTGAGTGGCTATTACTGCCACTCTCATAAAACCCCAAAGCCTTGTGTGCCTTGTGTTGCGCCCGTGTTGCGTAAGAGTGGAAAACGTAATAGTTATTGTTTGACCAACGAAAGCCATGCCGCTCATACCACGCCTCCAACTCTTCCTTTGCAGGACACAAGTGAACACTTCCATTCTCATCATAGCACTTCTTCAAGATGTCTTTCAAGATTGACGTCCCGATGCCAGTACCTCGCATCTCAGGTGCCAAGGCAAAGTAGTTGATATACATGCTATCACCGTTCCTCTCGTAGAAAGTACAGATGACAAAGCCGATTGTCTTTTTCACAGGAAAGACACAGCCTTCGTTGACGTAGAATATACGCGAGTGTTCTTTGGAACGACTTTCCCAAGAATTGATAAAATCTTTCACAGTGCAAATATCCTCTGTGAAAGATTTTTTGAAAATCGCCAGCATCTTCGGCATATCGAAGGCGGTGATTGGTGCAGAATGAACGTTCATTGTATAAGAAGTAAAGGGGGACTTGCTTGTTTAAGGCATGACCGGTTCAATTTTTGCCAAAAAAATTGAAACTGCCGGCCCAGCTTTTCATAGGGTAACCACACCCCTTTTACACAGAAGCCAAAGCAAAAGCAAATGCCCCATCTCTTTGACAATCTGCCCACGGACATCATCTACTACGAGATTTTCCCGTTCCTCGACTACGACTCCAGAGTGACGGCGAATCTCATGTTGCCACGCAAAGACCGTATCCGCCACCCCTTGAAGAAGGACGCTGCGTTAGGATTTGCCATCTCTCTTTCTTCGGCAATTCTTCTCAAAGCGGTGAATTCTGTGCCCACCTCCGCAACAAAACTAAGTCGTTGCAGGAAGATTCTCAACATTTACAGGAATCTCGTGCCCAAATATATCTTCATGGTGGAGTATTCTCCCATATACAGGGGAATGATGAAGCTAAAGTGTGAGGACTATATCAACCCGGCCTTTGAAGAATATCAAACGGCAAGCCCCCATCTAATAAAAACTATGCCGGTCCTTTGCGGTAATATCTTGGAGATGATAGAGCAAAGGCCTTTTAAACGTGAAGTCTTCTGCAGCAAAGAACCTTCTTGGACGCCGATTTATGCGCCGATGTGGGAAAGCTCGAAGAACACAAGCCGCTAATCATACTGTATCTCATACTCGTTGTTCAAATCAGCAATCTCATCACGAATTGCCTGTCTTACATCATCACGAATCTGAGAACGAATCGAGGGAGTTAGCATAGAATCTTCTTGTATCGTCTGTGCTTGGGTATTTCTATCACTCGCCAGCTTTGCCGTAATCAGGGCTTTTAGTTGCTCGGGTGTAACATGCGGAGGAATGACTTGTTGGCTCGGAACGTAGTTTCCAGTTGTCTGCGCCGCCCCAGAATATCCTGTTTCATCGCCTTGTGCTAAAGAGAGTTGTGCATCAGTAGGTTTCTTACCTCTTCCTCCTTCCGTTACTTCTCTCGTGGCGAGAGAGGCGAGCAACTTTTTGTATGCGTCTGTCTGTGCAGCGGATTGCTTCCAGTACGGCGCCTGCGCATTCGCCAAATCTCTTCTTGCTTGATACTCATCTAGCAGCATCGTATTGCCAGTACCCTTGTCGCCCGTGAACGTCTTGTCCCCATAGCCTTTGGCATACGTTTGTGCGGCGGCGGCAGATGAAGCAGCTTGTCCAGGGTCAGAGGGTGCATTAGTCACCTTAGAAACATCTGTATTTGCCGCCGCCGCGGCGGCTGTGCATCGGTTATAAATATCCGTGCAAATTACATTCGGCGTCTTATTATCCACACACGCAGCTCTGTCGGTCTCGCATTTCAGCTGGGCTTGTCGGCGGGTATAAGAGGCGAGACTTCCACCGGCAAAGAATCCCTCTGGCACAAGTCCTTTGAAGATATCACCTTTTACATAATATGTGCCAACTACACAAGACACTAATAATACGATAATTGCTAGGGCCCATGGCGGTAGGCGGAAGAAGGCGGCCATTACTATTAAATGAGCTGTAAAAAAATTGCTTGCGGAAAATCCATAAGGGGAAGTCCCAAATGGCTTCCGTTGTTTTCTCTGAAACCATTCCAAAGCCAACTGATAGAATGGATTCGGAAGGTAGCCCGCCGTTGCGTCCCGTGAGCAGACGTGCTTCAAAGACTGAGGCTTCTGCTGCTTCTGCAGCTTCTGCTTCTGCAACAGGAGCAACAAAAAGCCGCCCCCCGACACCCTCTAACAAAAAGTCTCGTTCCCGTAAGACTCCTGGAGCTAGTCCTGAGCTGGTTGTATCATCGGCACCCGCCGAGGCTGCCACAATGCCCCCTATGCCCCCTCTAGAGCTTCCTTCTGCTTCTAGCCTCGCGGAATCGCATGCAGAGGCAAAGGAGAAAGACCTTCCTGAGCCTCTCCTTACCGTATCGCCTGACCGCCATGTAATCTTTCCTATTCAACACCGCGACATTTGGGAAAAGTATAAGCAGCATTCTGCCGTGATTTGGTTTGCCGAGGAGGTGGATTTGAGCAAGGATATGGTTCACTGGCAAGATAAGTTGAATGAGAATGAGCGCCACTTCATTAAGAATATTCTCGGATTCTTTGCGGGGAGTGATGGGATTGTGATGGAGAATCTGGCGGAGCGTTTCATGCGCGAAGTGCAGTGTCCTGAGGCGAAATTCTTCTACACTTGCCAAAACATGATGGAGGCTGTTCATTCTGAGACGTATTCCCTGCTTCTTGACACCTACATCAACGACCCGAAGGAGAAGACGCATCTCTTGAAGGCGACGCAGACCATTCCGTGTGTGAAAAAGAAGGCTGATTGGGCTATGACGTGGATTGACAACAAGGAGGCGAATTTCGCCACCCGCCTTCTGGCCTTTGCGGCAGTGGAGGGGATTTTCTTCAGCGGGGCGTTTTGCGCGATTTTCTGGCTGAAGCAGCGCGGGATTATGCCTGGCTTGACTCTATCCAATGAGTTCATTGCACGTGACGAGGGTCTTCACACGGAGTTTGCGTGCTTGCTGTATTCCAAGCTGGTGAATCGGCTGAGTAAGCAGCAGGCACACAAGATTATCCGAGAGGCTGTGAAGATTGAGAAGCAGTTCATCACGAAGTCGCTGCCATGTGAGCTGATTGGCATGAACGCCAAGCTGATGGCGCAATATATTGAATTCGTTGCTGACCGCCTCTTGCTCCAACTTGGCTATCCTAAGGCGTATTCGGCAGCAAATCCCTTCTCGTTCATGGAGACCATTAGTTTGGAGAACAAGGACAATTTCTTTGAGAAGCGGGTGAGCACCTATGCAAAAGGGTCGGTGGGGAAGGATAGGGAGACGATGAGTTTCAAGATGGACGCCGATTTCTGAAGAAATCGGTAGAGACGGACTTTTAGTCCGTAAAGACGGACTTCTAGAGAAATCGGTAAAGACACATAACCAAACGGAAAAAATTGATACTTTTTCCATTTGTTTATATGAGTCCCACAGTCCAAAGGAATGACAGATGCCATCCATAACTTCACCACTCTTCACATAGGGTTCCATAGACCTGTCAAGCGAACGTTTGTCGTCTTGTATTGGGATGGGCAGGTAAGGAAGTGGCTTCGGTATAGGGATGACCTTCCAGAGCTACAGCTGAAACGCTCATCTCTTTCCGTATTTGGCTCGGTTAATATAAACGTGGCAAAGCGGCCGAATTCAGAGCCATTGAACATACAAGTTCAGGCCGACGGCCATTATCTGACTGCTGGAAATATAGACATTGTGGTTGTCAAAAAGAGAGGCGCACAGTTGCCACAAGCATTCATGACGAGGGATTTTCCTTCTCCTGCTGCTGCAGAAGTTGAGGTTACAAACAAGCGTCTTTGGATTGTAAGGGAAGCTGAGCAAGCACCTGGTCTTGCCGCCTTGGCCACAGCTGCTGCTGCACAGCAGCAACAGCAGCAGCAGCAGCAGCCTCAGCCTCCACCCGTCATCAAAATAATCCTCAAACCCATCCCTCAGCGTATTGCTTGGCTAATCGCGGAAGATTATTCCAAGTCCAAAGAAACCTGTGCAATAACAACCGACGAGATTTCTCCCATAACAGCCGCCGTCACAACATGCTTCCACGTATTTGAATACGATTCTATCAAAGAATGGGTGAATAAAAACCCAGCTCGTCCAACCTGCCCCGTCTGCAGAGAAGTGTGCGCCATTACGAAGGCTTTTGAGGGCTAACAAGAATAAATTTCGCCAAATCCTTGGCGAAATATGGGTCAATGCATGGTAAATCAGGGACAAGAGGTAGCAGAGCAAAATGGACAATTTCTGCTCCCGCCGCCTCACGAGAAAAAATCAATTCATTCAAGGTCAACGGGAAAACCTTATAATACGGCGACTGTCCTCCTGCACTTTGAACAATAGCCAAGATTTTTTCTAGGGCGAGAAAACTATAGACGATATTCACATAGTTCCGCCCACGAATCATGGTAATATATTCCACGCCAGCCAACGCCCCCATAAAACGAGCAGACTCATAAATCCCCAGAACTTCCTCCAACATTTCTCTCAACGCCGTTTCCATGACACCACTATCACGCTCTTCCCGTTTCCCCCCGATACCGCTTATACACGGCACCATCTTCCCAGGCTGATATCCTGCCAAAGTATGTGTTTGGCTAACAAACAAACACCCAGCCGATGTGTATTCCATAACATATCCTTTTACACAGTCTTAAGCAGATATGGCAATGCAAACAGGAGAAACCGGCTCTACCGACGCGAAACAATGCCCTTGGTGTCAGAGGTGGTGTTTGAAGGACGGGGCATGTGATTACGTCTTTTCTTGCGGAATGGATTTCAGGAATAAATTCCACGTGGGACACGGATGTGGGCGTACTTGGTGTTGGGTATGTTGTAAGAAATATTGTTGCGCTTATCACGACGAGAAAACTGGACTAAAATCGCCCACGGCAAAAGACCATCACGACGCCACCTGCTGCCAAAAAGAGCCTGGATTCAAACAAGAAGATTTCTGTCCTGGAGGACACAATCCTCATTGCGCCCGCCGCTGGGGCTAAAATCGGAATGATATATTGGATAGATGGAGCCTTTTCTTCAAGCGGAGCCAGGCCAAGGCCAAGAGCCCCAAGAAAACCACGCATGTATGCTCTGTCCAACGACGCCAGAGGAAGTGGCGAGGGTTCCTCCCCCTCCTCCCCTGGAAGGCGCACCCATGTGCCAATTCCGTTGCGGACACAGTGCACACACACATTGTTGTATGAACTTCTTTTACACATATGGCCTAGATATACAGACACGCTGTATTACATGTCAAGAGCATCTCATGCTTCCTCAAGCAAGAGAGCACTATGATAGATATGAAAGAGGGAGGAATATTGATGAGAGACAAATCGTAGAGCTTTGGAATACAAATCCTACCTTTAAAAAAGATTTGAAAGAATATAAGCGTCTTTTACGAGAGGCCAACAAGGCATTCAAAGAATATAATCCGCAGCTAAGTCTCATTAAAAGAAGATTCAAGGAAAATATTCTGGGCTCGGTGGAAATGATTAAATTGCAGAGGAAGCAGGCAGTTGGTGAATGGCGTGCGCTTCCATCCAAGAAGGCCTATTTACTTTCTGAAGCTCGTGTGAAAAGGCATATTACGAAAATCGAACGCACCTATAATTTGAGTCGCTGGGAGTTTCGTAATCTATACAGAACCATTCCCAGGTTTCCTAGAATGACCTATCGCCATACGTATCGTTGGAGGCAGCGCGAAAAATATATTTTTCGGATTCGTATATAAAATTGATTCGCCAACCCCTTTAAAAACAAAAGTCCAACAACCATGAAAACTCTTACTGTGAATGGCGTTCCTTATGATTCTTCCACGGAGGGCGATATCACGACACTGTATCTCTATGGCTCAAACAAGACAGTTCCCGTTGGAACGTATGCTGCAAACAGTTTGTTGACTCTTACCCCTGGCTGGAGTCAAATGCCTGCAACGGTAGAATGGCTAAAACAGTATAGGGCCGGTCTCAATGACAGCACAAAGGCGGCATTAAAGAAGGCGGCAGAGATTCAGAATGTTTCTTAGGCGGAGAAACAGAAGCAACAGAAGCAACAGAAGCAGAAGCAGCAGGATCCATCATACCCAAAACGGAACGTTATCATAGGAATACAACATATATTCCCGACAACGGGTATAACAATGTCAAGCAACTCTGGAAGCTCTTCTCCTACTGGTGGTAACTCGAACGCCAACTCCAACGCCAGCTTCAGCACCACCTCGACCACCACCACTTCTAGCAGCACATCCACTTCCACTTCCACCTCCACACCAACCTCTAACACGTCCAATGCGCCCCCTCCCACTATTGTCCAGTTCACGCTGAACGAGGCCTTTGATGTTTCTGGTGCCCATATTACAAACCAACAGGGCACAGATGCGAGCGGAACAGGAGTTACTATTACAACATTCCAGACAACCGATGCGTCAGATGTAGATTTAACCTTAACGGAAAACCTCGTGGGCTTAGTCGTAGTGAATAATGAACAATCTGACCCGAATTCTGCCCAAAGCCTTCTACTCGCCGAGATTCGTGATTACGCTGGAAAGATTAATTGCACGGATTTCCAAGGCAAAGGCACGATTGACGACTATTCCCAGCTTTTTCAGGCCGCGTCCAAAATCGCCAATGACGTGACGCAGATTAAGTTGGACGTTGACGTAGAAGGCTTCAACGAGTTCGGTGCCGCCGCCGATGAGCTGAGCAAACTCTTCAATAGTTTCATCGTCAAGCTCCAGACGGTCAGTATCATAGACGACCTGGATTTCCTCCGCTCTATTGCCGCCGCCTTACGCAAAATCTGGAATTTATCCGAGGTGTTCGGCAGATTCAAGGAGACGATTCTCGCCACGGCCACCGTCAAAGTCCCCCAGTCTTCTCATGATGCCCGTCTCCTAGTTTCCACGATTATGTCAGAGGTGGATTGTGCATTCACCTACATCAATCACTTCATCAACCCTATGACACCTGCACCTGTAGCCGCCAGTTTATCTGCAACTGAGCGTTTCGTGATTGACAAGGCCGTGGATACCATTGATAGCTGGAGCGTGTTGTGCGAGCAAGGCGTCACGATTGCCATGTCCAACAATCCTGACATCCAGTATTTTTCAACGGCCAGCCGCCATCTAAGAGCAAACGCCGCCCTCTTGAACAATAATACCAGCACTCTGCGTGGAAGGCTAGCGTCGTATAACATTCTCCAGTAAACGGCTCGTTGATGTTAATATATCATATACCCGATTGTAATTAATCTAATTACGGGTATATGAGCGAGACCAAAGAGGGAGAATGTTGTGAGCCAATGGAAGGTCCTCCTGGAAAGGACGGGCGCGATGGGCGAGATGGACGTAATGGAAAGGACGGTTGCCGAGGACGCAGAGGATCTCGTGGGTCTACGGGAAGAAGAGGCCGCACTGGATCTCCAGGTCCTAGGGGCCCAGAGGGGCCTAGGGGCCCTAGCCTAACAAATACCAATTATCTCTGGGCAATAAAAACGGATACACAGGTACTTACCACTGCACTCATCCCTGAGCCAATCTTATTCACAGCGACTCCTGAACTGAATGGATGGACCTATAATGCAACAACAGGAGAATTCACCTGCACAACATCTGGAAAATACTTGGTTTCTTATACGGTGGAAATGGAGGCCACAGGCGGGTCCAGGGTAGCCACTACGATGGCAACCCTCAACAGCCAAGAAATCTTAGGCAGTGCAATCACCCAAGGATTCCAATCATCTTCTCTTACACAAGCTTGGACGAACTTTTTCATACTTGACGCAACTGTAGCAGATATCTTCTGCTTGAAATTCTCAGGTAGCTCAACATTTGTTCGTATACAGTCTGAACCCTCTATCATAGGAGAAACACCTGTTAGTGCATCAATGGCGATAACGAGAATTGTCTAAAGACATCCTCCTGCTCACTCGTATCTTAATAGAAGATATGATTGTGTCGTAAACAGGCAACTGCTCATCTATCGCCCTCAACAAAACCATCATATTAGACCTCCTTTTATTCATCTCATTCACACGAATATCATAAGTGGTTGGGCCTGTACAGAAAAAGCTGTAGAGTATTTGTGAAACTGGTTTTTCCTGCGGTGGGCCTTCCTTGCAAAGCTCTGTTTGTATTTGTATTTTTTGTGCAATCAAGAAATCTCGTTCGCCCTTCTTATCAACCCTCTTTCGTATGTTATAGGAAAGTGCCTCTACATCCAACCGCGTTCGAAGGGCATCCCACCGTGCATTATCTGAAGGACTTTGCCAATCTCCTAGGGGCTCTTGTTTTAGTCGCTCTTCTTGTTCAGGGCTATATTTCCTGTTTCTCTCAAGAATTTCGGCTAGAGCAGAAAATTCAGACATTTCAGACATTTCAGACATTTCAGACATTTCAGACATTTCAGACATTTCAGACATTCCTGACGAGTATATGGCGCCAATATTTAGACCTTTGGCCTTTTGACCTTTGGCCCTAAGGCCATAAGGCTCTTTGCGCTTATGCGGCTTTGGTCCTAAGACCCGTAAAGCACCGAGTATAAAATCCCGAATGATTGATTCGGCTGTATGTAGATATAGCATGCGACCATTGAATGGTAGAGACGGCAGGGATGGAAGAGATGGTAGAGACAGTAAGTGCTCTTGTCATACACACTCTTCCTCTAAAGAACTTATAGTCCACGAGCAGAAACAGATTGTATATATTCCTTCTCCTCAGCTTGCCGAGAAGCCACATGAGCCACACTTTTACACAAACACCTATTCTCTATCAGGGGCAGAATATCCTAATAATGCAGAGCTTCTTAATATACACACGCCTCCCTAAGCTTGTTTAAACTGGCCAACGCGTAAAATCCTCTTCTAACAGGATCACACTTTTCAAATTCGTTAAAATTTGAAAGGAGCGAACAAACTTTTTATAAGTCTATACCAGAAATGTCTGCTGCCTCTGCCGAGCCTGCACCTAAGCACACATGTCCAAACTGCACCCAATCCTTTTCTCAGAAAGGGCACCTCACAAGTCATTTGGCCCGCAAGAATCCGTGTAAAAGGCCCGATATAGAAAGAATCATCGAGCAGAAAGTCAAGGAGGCACTGGAGAAGAAGGCCGAGGAAGCCCAGACAGCCATCAGCCCTTCTCTCTTATACGCCTGGTCGCCCTCTATGCTTTCCAATTGCGACCTCGTGAAGCCACCGCTGAAATGGGTAGGCGGAAAGACACAGATTATCGACGAGGTCATCAAAAACACCCCCCGCCGCATCAAAAACTATTACGAGCCTTTTCTCGGTGGTGGAAGCGTTCTCCTCGCCGTGCTCTCCCATGCCAAGGCGACGAATATGACCATTGAAGGAAAAGTCGTTGCCGGCGACGCGAATGAAAACGTCATTGCGCTATACAAGAACATCCAACAGAATCTCCCAGCTCTCCTTACCGAACTGGCCACGCTTACCTCCATCTTCTCCAAATGCCCAGCGGTAGAAGGCGGCAACCGCGAGCCTTCTTCCACCGCCGTTGCAATCACTTCCAAAGAATCCTATTATTACTGGATTCGCAAGGCCTTCAATGAAATACAAGGCGACGACCGCAAATCCCCCGCCGCCTCGGCCATGTTCCTCTTCCTCAACAAGACGGGATTTCGCGGCGTGTATAGAGAAGGACCTCGTGGCTACAATGTCCCTTTCGGCCATTACAAGAACGCCGGCATTTATGAGGAAGCACATCTCCGCACCGTTTCCGAACTACTTGCCAGCCGCCAAGTAGAATTCATCCACACACCTTTTACACAGTTCTTCCAAACCCATAAACCAAGGCCGGGCGATTTCGTATATCTTGACCCGCCTTATGCGCCATCAGATAAGAAATCCTTCGTCGCCTACATGCCGTCAGGATTCAAAGTAGCCGACCACAAGGCACTCTTCGCTACATGTCATACGCTCAGGACAAATGGTGTCTCATTTCTCCTAAGCAATTCAGATGTAGATATGGTCACGAAGGAATTCCCAGAGGCGGATTACGAGACGCACGTTCTATCGTGTCGTCGTGCTATCCACTCCACTGACCCTTCCCAACGAGCAAACGAGGTGCTTATTCGTCCTTTGACTTCTGCTTCTTCTGGACCTCTTCGTCTTGAAGCAACTTCTCAAACTCCTCATCCGCCTGCAGAAGCTCTTGTTCAAGGCCAATAGCCACAAGATATTCAGGAGTGCGACGTAGTTTAGACAACTTTGCGGCAGGGGGGCCACGCATTGCTTTTTGTAAAATGTCCAAGTTCTTCATCTGCATAGCATGACGCAGAGTATCGACTTCTACACGAATATCTCCTGCAGCCTCGGAATCTTTCATAAAGCGAATATTCTCCTGGCACAGCTCCTCGCAAAGCTCATAATCAGAAGGGAATTCCAGTTCAATGAACTTCTTATATACCTCCACCTTGTAATCATTCGTCTTTTCAAAATCGCTTACATTACCCCCTTCGAATTTGACAAACTCTTTGAATGAATCTAGGCTCTCCACATCCAAATTTACAATGGCTGACTGAATAGACAATATCAAGTGCTCTGCACCAGAGCCTTGCTTATCGGCCACATTCCATTCTTCTATGTTCTCCAACAGATTCTCCAAATACGAAGTCAGAATAAACCGATTCGTGGTTGCTGTATACATATGAGAATTCACCCATTTTTCCAAGAAATTCCGGTTTTCCTCGTCCTTCACCTGTGTCTTTGTGCGCCGAGCAACCCAGTCATCCCAATTATGCGCCATATGCTTGAGAAGATACATTGTTGCGGACAAAGTGTCCTCTGTGTGAGAGGGGTGCTTGAGAGAATTCTTAATCTGCGCGGCCAGAAGGCTATCAGGCGAGAAATGTGGATTGCGGAGAGAATCCCAGCCGCCCTTCATGGAATTCACAGTGCCAATAGCTTCCTCTAACACAGCTCTCTCCCGCTTATCAAGGATGAAAGAAACATCTCGCACCGGCTCGGGCACTTCGAAATACTTAGCCAGAATCCGTATAAATCTCGAGATACACATTCTGGGATTCTGGGAACTATATGTATATTAAACTTGCGTTTTATACCCATTGCCAGATTACTCGGAGACTGTGTAAAAGTTGAGGTTGGGGGCTGGTGTTTACGGAAAGTCCTGCTCCACATGGATAAGTCTTCTTCTTCTGGCCTGCAAAGCTCGCAGACCCCAGTTCATCGCACAATCAAACTAGAAGCTCATGTGTTGGCCTATTTAGGACAATACATGAACACCTTTGAAGAGTCTATTAAGAACCTGTGCACTTCGGCACAGAACCAATCCTCCCAAGCAAATACTGCATCCTCTCGCGGTCGCTCTTGAATGTATGGACACGGCCAGAGTTGGCGCCGTATGTTCTACTATAATCTGCATCAATCGTACTCTTTGACACATACGCCGAATTCGCCGCCGCCTGGTTTGCCACTGTTCCATGCACAAAGACCGTGCTCACATAACCGCCAGTAGGCAGAACAGAAATCTTAGGAGAAGCTTCCAAGCTCATTCTTATTATATCTTAGAAACAATTATAGGAGGCGAATTCAAAGATTTTTTATAATCTTCTACTTTTGTTGCTATATTGGATGCATACACTGTAAATGTATATGTATTATCAGGGATGCCTACTATAGATGCAACGACTTCTATAAGTCCACCCAAATTCGTAGATGTAGTATTTTGAACCAGAGTAGTTCTTTCAATGGCTATAGGGTTAGAGCTAAATATGTAAGAGGTTGTCATATTGCGGTCGGCGGCGGTCTGTGTGAATCTGAATGTCAGCCTGTCTGTGCTTGGCGAATATATAATAGAAACCCACACAGGAGCCTGTGCAGGAATTTCTATAAACCGAACGGGGGCACTGAGGGTTGTAATAAGAGAATCTCCTCCTGAATTTCTTGCCAATACTTTAAAGGAATAGTAATTTCCAATGACAAGATTTGATGCGATAGGGTTGCCAATAGTATAAGGTACTTGAACCCCAGCTGTATTTGTTATTATAAAAAGACCCTCTTTTGTATTCAACACACCTGCATCTCTAATATCATTTTGTATCATGTTATTGGACACGTCCTTTAGTATATTATTGGATGCATCACAGAGTGTTAATATATAGGATGTAATGGCTGAGCCTCCGTTTGCAGCGACTAGCCACTGTGTAGTAAAAGAATAATTTTCTTGGAATACGGAAAATGCAGTGGGTTGTCCAGGCAGTGTTTTAGGTGTGGTCGAGATGGTAAAGTCACTTGAATAAGAATTCCCAATATTATTTGTGGCAATAATAGTAAACCGATAAGACTTTCCATTTACAAGATTATTAAATTCCCAAGTATTTACTGGGCTTGGAATTGTCTGTGAAATCTTATTATTTGATACATCGTGTGCAGTAATTGTATATGATATGATAGGAGATTCATTGCTCGCGGGAACAGTCCAAGAAAGTATAACGATTGTATTCCCTGCAACTACATTCGTCCACTCAGGAGTATCTGGGATGGTGTGTGGCACATCATTAAATACTCCTAGGGCGGCAGCGTCAGGATACATACTCACATGTGAAGACTGGCCGGATTTGTAAGATTTCCTCTCTGCAGATGATTCAAATACATAATAAGAAACATTGGCACCGGTTTTCAGTAAATCGCGCACCGTATAATTATACATCCATACCCTGTCAAAGGTCTGCCACTCATCCGTGTATTTGCGTAGCTCGGTATATGCCATATCTGTTCTTTTTTTTATAATAGGATAATCATATAAAATAGATTTGGATTTCTCTGATATCGGAATATTATTGGCCATTTCTTCTAATTACCATGCTACATGTTAATTAACCAATGACTTGCATCTTTCATGGCGGTTCGCTTAGATCCTGACACCAGATAATTGTAATGCAATAATGTCCAGTTCCCGTCTGTCCAGGCGCCAGATTTCTGCCAGACACCATTTCCAAATTGCCTGCGGTCCAAAATTTCATAGGGCGTATTTGTCAGCTCCATCATCTTTTTAATATAAGGCTGATCGGCAGCACCACGTTCTTCCCATAGCGCCTGGTTCCATGCATATATATTGGCCTGCTCCCTAGAAACATGTCGTGTGAGTATGACTCCAGAGCAAGGAGAAGAGCATTCGTGGATTTCCAAGCCATGGTCACAATCGCACTGGAATGCCAGATGACAGTTGCCAGTGGAGAATCTTAGCAAGGGCCACGGATCTCGTTGTATGACAATATCTCCGTCGAGATATAGACTCTTATCCACACCAATCATCGCATAATTCTCGGCGAACCATCGTAGAAGTAAGATTTTATCTCGATTACACACGGAAAAACTGGGCGTCCCAAATGCGGCCATTCCGTCCTGTGTTCTTCGTCCAACACCTTCTTCTTTCCAGAGAACACAGGGCACTCTTTCACGCCGGAAAAACCTTTCGGATTCGGGGTCGCAGCATATCACACAGAGGGTCCATGGAACACCGGCTTTCTTAAGCCATGTTACAAGGTTTAGCGTATATTTCACATAGCCAGCTGTCGTCATGGTCCATGTGATTTGCGAGGCTGGGGCAAAGACGAATTCTTTTACCCGTTCCACGTTCATCTGAGGGTGAATAGATACAAAAGTTTGTTTAATTCCCCCATCATTTCATCGCGGATATTTATTAAATCAGTGTCTTGTGGTTTTAAAGACTTGGGCACCGTGGTCTGCAAATACTGTATACAGTCCTTGACAAATTTCACTGCCGCCTTTTCGCTCATATTACGTAAGCTCACAGTATTCGTCGTGCGTGTTAAAGAGGGTCTTCCACGTTTTCCCATATAGATTTCCACAAACATGTCGATAAGTCCATCCAGCGTAGATAACACATCATCGGTGCCCTTATGTCTTGAAAACATGCCCGTCTGCCAGTGATATAACTTTATTTGATCACGCATTGTGAAAAAAAATTGAATTGTTTGCGCCGACATGGTAAAGTATCCTTCTACCGTTACGCTATAAAATGTGCTCTTACTGCTCGCACGTTCTCGGCGAAGTGAGTATACGACACACCCCCTTTGAGTGCCCTTACAGAAAGAGCATGTACTGCTCTGTTTGCGTGGCCTATGGCCACGAGCCGAAACGTTGCCCCAATAAGCGGGGCTGGGCGTTGAGACGGGGAAAGATACCTACCGAGGACAACATTGTCTTACGGGTAGTTGACACAGATGATGCGATTAAGATAGTGCTCAAGAACAATGGCATAGAGCCTACGACGACACAGGCGAAGAACCGAAACCTGTTGCGAGATTTGGCGAATTCTATGGAACCGCCTCATCTTATTGTCTTTACTCCGAAGTAGAAAGGACCGATGGTCTTTACCTGCAAAACCTTCAAGAAAAACCGGCGTCCTCGCATGACTCGTCGCCTATGGCCTAAGAGCAGCAAAGGCCGCAAAGGCCGCAGGTTTTTTACTAGGAAGCAAAGGAAACAGACGGGCGGAAATCTGTATCGTGAATTACCAAAGCATGCAAAAGGTGCAGTTGACGTAGAACCCTTGGACTGGCAGGCATAAACCCCTTTTACACATATATCTTAAGATGCCACCGAACGCAAAGGGAGGAAAGGGCTACAAGAAAGGAAAGCACGGCGGCAACGACGAGCCGGTTTTTATTGAGTGCGACGAGCGAGATAATCAGATGTATGGGCGTGTTGTCGAGAATCTGGGGCAGCGTCGGTTCCGTGTCTATTGCAATGATAATATGAAACGTATTTGTAAGATTTGCGGGTCTATGCGGAAATCCGAATGGGTGGAGAAGGGGCTGATTGTTGTTATTAGTATTCGCGATTTGTCTGAATCGAGATTCAATACAAACAGTGCCGATATTAAGATTGGCGATATTATTCGTATTATGGAATCCAGCCTATATGGAAAGCTGAAGAAAATGGAGAACGTCAATCCCCTCTTGTTTACGGACATTGAAAACACGAGCGATGCAGAAATCTCGCGCAGACTTTTTGCGATTAAGCAAGGTGAATTACAGGATGATGATATTTTTGATAGGGGAGATGCCCAAGCAGAAGGAGAAGACGATGATGAAGACGAAGGCGACGGTCAAGAAAAGCTGGCAAAGGCGTTGGCCATGAAGGAAAAACAAAAAACACGTGATGCACAGCTGGCATCTGGCCAAGAGAAGAGGAATATAAAGCAACCTTCTGAAAGCCAAGGGCAAGAAGAAGAAGAAGAAGATAACGTAGACATAGATGACCTATAATGAAATCTACAAAAGGCCAAGCGTTCAAACCAATGATTTCCCCTTCTGATTCTCAATCAGAATGGCAAATAATGAGTTACCCAACTTCTCATTGACACAGGGATACGGATCAGGCTTTGCTTCTGCCGATTTTGGCGATGCAGAAGATAATAATCCCTCTGGCACATACATTGAGGCATTTGGAGGAAATCAGGATGCAATTCAAGGAATTGTTCAAAATACTCTGTCTAGGCATTTAACGGAGGCTGTTCCTTCTTCTAGTCCGCATCTTACCTCTTTTTCAACGCACACGAATAATTGGAGAAAACGTCTCCGAGAGATGATGATTCGTCAAAACGAGAATATTCTCGGCTTCTTGACGAGACCTAGCACAGACCATCCGAATATAGGCCCAGTGGAAGCCATTTTACGCAGATATGCCTTTCGCCAAGACGTTGACCCAACAGCAATCAAAACATTCGGTGCACTATGCTCAGATATATCAGGTGCTACTCAAATACAGGCAGAAATAGATGCTTGTGTTTCTTCCAAGGGTACTTCATCTCTTCCAGAAATCAAAAAGCAGGTGAACGCTCTTATAGAATTATATAAGGAAACGGGGGATAAATTGCTAGATGTGGAAAATCAATTGAAAATGCGTATAGAGAAAATGGATAAAGTTCAGAAACGTGTATCAACGGTCATTGAATTGCAGACAAATGAAGCGACGCCTGACTTAACGGCTGCTCTAGAAAAATATCTCCATGTTTCTTTCCAGGATATGGGAATAGAGCCGATATATAAGAATCTCATATACCTCTACCAAAAACATATGGCGTTGAGGGAGGCCATACAGGTTTTCAAGACAGGAGGAAATCTCGCCAATGAGCCGACGTGTCCTATTTGTTTGAACGATTCTGTTGGCACTGCCATATCTCCATGTGGGCATACATTCTGCACAACATGTGCAAAGAGGATGACGAATGATTGCGGTATATGCCGAGGCAGAATTCGCGAGAGAATCAAGTTGTTTTTCACATAAGGAAACGTTGCACTTACACTTAGATGTTATCAAAGGAACCAAGAAAAGGTGTAAGAGCACTTATTAACGTCGTAGTAAATCTGTATGCCAGGAAAGAGTTTCTCCACCTTTTCTGTTGCTGACCATTCTACAGGAAGAACTGTTCCATATTCATCCGATTCCATGATGAATGTGATGGAGTATTTCCCTTGGAGGGCGGCCACGAGAATCTCGTTATAATATTTGATGACAAGCACCGTTTCTTTAGTTGCAGAGCCAATGGTAGAAATCTTGTGAAGCTCTCCTACAGAAATAGGAGTGAGGGACATGGTTGCGCTGTCATTGTATGAACCGATCCGAGCACCTTCAATTTTTCACCACGACCTTATAGTCGTTGGGGCGCAGGAAGAATTCATTCGCATCCCGCCACTGGTCATCGTCCCAATTATACATCTTTCCAGCAAGATACACTATGCGTTTTGCTAGAGACCACCATATCTGTTCGGCGATTTGAATGCCTCGTTTTACACGCTGGTCTTCTGCAGCGTCCATGGGGCTTTGGGGCTTTGGGGGCTTTCCATGGAGTGAAACCCTATAATCAAATTTCAGTTGGATTATTAGAAATGTCTTCTATGCTTCAAAGCACAAAAAGCATGAAGAGCATGAGAAAGACAAGGCGCAGCTCTCGCCAGGTTGTCTTGGACGAGTTGGAGCTTGTTATGAGGCGCCTCGAGCAGATTAAGAATATGGTGGATAAGCATTGCGTGGCACCTTCAAAAGAAAAAGAGCCTTCTGTAAGGTCGCAGATTGTTGCACACATGCAGTCTAAGGCTGAAGCTAAACCTCTTACACCAGTTCAAGAGGAGGAGGCTGCCCCTGAAGAGGCTGCCGTTGAAGAGGCTGCCCCTGAAGAGGCTGCCGTTGAAGAGGCTGCCCCTGAGGAGCCTTCTAAGCTTGCTCTAGCTGTCGAGCCTGCAGCGCCCAAACGCAGAAAATCCGGCGGATGTCCCGGTGGTCCGAAGGCATATAACGAGTTTGTAAAGAAATGGTTAGCCGATCAACGTGCTTCTGGAAGACAGATGACATATCAAGAAGCTTTGCAGGAGATAAAACTAAAGAACATATACACACAAAGTTGTGGCCTACCTCCCAAGAAGAATAAGACCAGAAAGCTTCCGAAAGTTCCCCAAACTCCTGGTCGCGTGAATGCACCTTACGTGCCTTATGTTCAAAATAGTCCGAATGCTTTGCCTTCTAGCCTTGCACCTGCCTCCGTAAAAGAAAGAGGAAAGTCTCTTCCTCCCACTTCTGCAAATCTGGAGAAACAGGAATTCGAGAGACAATACCTAGAGGAAGGAATTGCTTCCAGAAGGGCCGCAAGGCTAGAAGAAGCTGGGCTTCCTCCCATTAAGGAAGAGACAACTCCCTCTCCCACGGAAGCAGCAAGCCCTGCCCCTTCTGCACCCGCGCCTGGATACGAAGATCTCGGCATGGACGATACTTTAGGAATGCGCAAGATAAGCGTCAACGGTCGTAAATTACTGATGACCAACGGAAACAGTGGACTGTTCGAAGATAAGAACGGCGCCCCTGGAGATTTCGTAGGATATCTCAAAGACGGCAAGGTTGACCCATCTTCTCCCCCCGAGCTCTGAAGCCGCTTGCCTAAACCCGTGCCACATATACCTAACAGCCATGCAGAGTTTAGAGCAGCCTTCCGCCGAGCAAGAGCTTCAACAACTTCCCCAAATGATTACCGCTTGGAAAAAGGTGCGCGAGGAGTCAAACGCATTGAAGGAGCAGCTGAGGGAGCGCAAGGTTCGCCAGAAGGCCTTAGAAGAGGTCATTATGCGCACGATGAAGCGTCATAGTATCGGCGCCCTTGACCTCAAGCAGTCAAACGGCCGTCTTCTGTATAAGAAGCGGACTTCAAAGGGTTCTCTGAGCCAGAAGGGCCTCCACGAGCTTCTTTCCGAGCATCTGAAATCCGATGAGGCCGCAACGAAGGCGATGGATTTTATTAGCGAGAAGCGCGGAACGAAAACAGCCGAGGTTCTTACGTTTGAAAAACTTTAATCATATATAGAATGCCCAAGTTCCTGGAAGGTTTCGCGCGTGCAAGCTTAGAAGCTTTCGTGAATGAGGGAGATTCCAAGGAGAAGAAGCAAAGCTACATTGACCTCGCCGCCCTTATCATCTCATTCATCCTGGCCCTCGTGATTCTATCGCTGATTGGTATGCTGCTGTGGAACGGAGTCATAACAGAGCTCTTCACTTGCGTGCGTCCGGCAAAGAGTTTCATGCAGATACTCGGCTTATTCGTTTTTGTGTCGCTACTTCTATAAATAGCAGCAATACAAATATCCACGCCTGTTCATTATCAAACCCCATGTTGCGGTTTGATAATGATGTTTCACTTCTTCGCACAATAAAGAATGCCTTGTGCATGTCAAGTTCCTGTTCCAGATTATCCCGCAACAGCCGACTGGGGGCCTATCTTATGGACCATTCTCCACGGCTTTGCTGAGCGTGCTGGTCGCTCGATAAACCGCGATGATGAAGTCCGAGAGTGGCAACGATTTATAAAATGCACGAACGAAGTTCTTCCCTGCGAGATATGCAGAGACCACTTCAAACGATATCAACAAACACACCCTTTTACACAGATTACTACAGTTCCTCCTTCACAATATAAGGCTTGGGTAAAAACATGGCTCTGGAATATTCACAATGAAATTAATGCTGGAACAAATAAGCCTATATTCCCATACGCTGATTTGGAGACGAGATATGCAACAGTCGACTTCGCGGACCAGTTATACAGACTAACACCTATTATCAAGAATGCCATTACTCTAAGTGGCGTTCCTTATATGAAATGGACTGCTTGGGTAGCCAGTTTTAAGATGATGCGTTCTATTATTTGCCTCTAGTACCACCCCACCCGTACCGCCTAAAATTGATTCTGACATCTCCGGTATAGATATACCATCGATGCAAGATACTGGTAAGTTTCGTGATACGAAAGACCAGTTCTATACGAAACGTGCCATTGCCGAGCTTTGTGTAAAAGGGATTTATGATACATTGTCGTGGGCCTCGGAAGAAGAAACAATTTGGGTCGAGCCTTCTGCAGGTGCTGGGGCTTTCTTGGGCTTTTGCCCCCCCATGGGATTTGGACCCCCCAGAACTGTTATTGCGATAGACAAAGAGCCAAAACACGAGGGCATCGTCCGCGGAGATTTCTTGACGTGGGAGGCTCCTGCTGGTGCATCGGAAAAGCCTCTTATATTCTTCGGCAACCCTCCCTTTGGACGACAAGGCTCTATTGCGAAGAAGTTCTTGGAGCATTGCTGCAGGCAAGGTGCAGACGCGCTCGCTTTCATATTGCCTCGTTCATTCGTGAAGCCGAGCATGTATGGGTGTATTCCTGCCGACTTCCATCTTTTACACCAATCCGACTTACCTAAGAATTCGTTTGAAGTGAATAAGAAGGACTATGACGTTCCATGTGTGTTTCAGATTTGGGAACGTCAGGCGACTCCTCGCCCTCCGCCTCAAAAAACAGAGGCTCTTGGGTTTGAGTATGTGAAGCCTGGCTCTCCATATGACCTGGCATTTCGCAGAGTAGGGGGTTTAGCTGGTCAGGCGTATACCCCCACAGACTTGCTCGCGCCCTCTGTCCAGGCCCATCACTTCTTGAAGTTTTCCGAGGGGACCAATATCAAAGAAATACAAAAAAAGATAAATGCTCATACATTTCCCTCTAACACAACTGGCCCTAGAAGCTTATCCAAAGGGGAGATAAATGCGGTTGTTAATTCGTTTATACGAGGAAACGCCGTGGAGACGGAATCCGCCTGAGAAGCTGGAATCCTCTGAATACACCTTCAGGGCTTTGTGATATCAAGCGTCGAGTATTTGTCGCGCAGAATTTTTCAATGTTTGAGAACGAGCATTGAAGGCGGCGTTGATTCTTAGAATCCACCTTGGGGCGGAGAGAAATCGCCCCAGTCTTCCTGCGGAGTTCCGCTGCACGTAGCTTATACTCGCCGCGAGTATCAAGGGAAGCCCTTCCAGGAGGAATTGCCTTCAGATGCTCGTGCATTGCGCTTATATCTTCAAGTGTCAAATCTCCAAACAACTCTTGACGAGAAGAGGTCAAATCTATATATGAGACATTTCGCAATACCTTTTCATCTTCTTCTTGGATATACTGTATAACGAGCATGTAATAAGGCTTTCCTGATGAGCAAGCCTCGAACACACGACGAGCATCCGCCATATCTACGGATGAAGAGCCAGAAGTTTTGATACTAACACTGACCCCATCTAATGTATTCTCTTCTGCACTTACGTCGTGCGTCCTTGTATACCCACCGACCTGCAGTCCAGTGATTCCATACACACCCTCTAACACAGACCTCTCCCAGATAAAACCGTGTGCCTGCTCTTCTGGCATTGTGGGCTCTATTGTATACCACGCCCAAACTCAATTTTTCCACCCACATGCCAAAGGCATAAGGCTGGAAACATATGAATATATAATGGGTCAACTATTTTTGGATATCATCTTTTCTTGTTGGGTTCTGTATCGTAGGTCAATTAGCTGTGCGAGTCCTAAGGTCTATCCTTATTAGACAAAAGGTCCCTAATAGTAGCCATCATACTTTCCAATCACATCGTAAGCAGAGCTTTCAAAAGGATGCGCATCACGAGGCCCAGGCTTTCCAGCAATCTTCGGCTCTCCTTCCAAGCACGTGCCATTCGCAATATCACGCACGTCCCGTATTACGAATCGGAACAGCTCTTGCGCGGTATCCACTTCTTTGGGAGCAAGTTTGGCGGCGGTGCAGAGTTTCTGTATGAGAAACTCCCCACGGCTTGTCCATTTATCAAAGGCGAGACCCAAATCTCTCGGGCCCAATGTTTTTGCGAAGCATCTTCCTGTTGTCTCTGCAATGGGCTCCACGTCATGGCTTGTTACGTATCTCTGTTGTCTCGTTGCGTTGACTGTGTAAGAGGGAGATACTAAGTCTTTCTTGAAACACAGCAATTTGCCAACCAGCTCGGTCAGCTCTGCCAAGTCCCCATTTGCCACGCCCGTGCAGGAAGCGGAGCTCCCAGAGTCCTCGCGCCCTTCAAACAAGCCTAATAACCTAGACCCTTCAGAACTGCTTCGGAGACAATCAGGCACACCAGCACCCTTTGACACACCTCCAAAAAATCCTGATACTGTGGTGGGCTTTTTATCCTTGTCGACAATAGGTCTTCCGTATTGGGTGAACCGGCCACCTAAGAATCCTTCTTGGCTTCCAACAAAGCCGGTCTTATAAGACGGAAGGGGCACGGTTACTCCTCCGTAATACCAGGTATACGCTGTCCAAAGTGCAAAAAAAACCACTATGATAAGGATGGCCATTGTGTATGGACGTAGTCCGAATATGCCGCCGTCGGCTTCTGTGTAAGAAGAGTCCATCTTCTGCCTTCTGTATATAAGGACTTTTTAGTTTGCGGGGTCTTCTTCCTTTGCCTCTGGTTCTCCGCTTTGCGGTTGTGCGCTTTGCGCTAAGGCCAATGCTCCACGGGAGGCGTGTTGGAACACCTTTTCCAGCATGCCACGTTTCTCTTCCACACGTTCAAGCATCGTCTCATCGATGTTCATGGAATCCTCCTCCTTTAACACAAGCAAGGTGACTTCCACGATGTCTTTTTGGCCGATGCGCACAGCGCGCCCCACGGCCTGGTCCATCAGCGCCGCCGTCCACCAGGGGCTCATGAAGATGATTTTGCTGAAGTGCTGGAGGTTCAGGCCCACGCCGCCACTTTGGAGTTGGAGCAAGAGGATGTCGTGGCCTTCACCGACGGGAGACTTCGTCTTCTCAATCACGTCGTCTTTCTCTGCATCACTCATGCCACCGTGATACTGCCAGATGTTTTTCACCGCCGGGCTTGTGCCGAGATAGGCTTGGAGAATTTCCATCTCGTCGTGGAATTGGCAGAAGACAATCCACTTGGTGGGGGGACCACCTTTTTCTAGCTTATTGCGAAGTGCCGTGAACTTCGTGCTCGGCTCTTCCCAGTCGGCGCGGGGGTAGCCGAGGACGCTGCGGCGCTTCATGGCGCTGATATACACCTGGGGGTGCAGGGAGAGCTGGCGAAGTCGCATCAGCAAGACGAACATCTCTTTGGTGTTGTCGTTCTCCAGGTGCTTCCATCTCGCAGCAATCTTGCCTTGGACACTGCGGTAAAAGTCGCCCTCGGCCTCCGTGTCAAAGTCCAGGCACTCCTTCGTGATGACGGGGGCGGCTGGAAGCTCGGTCAGAGTTTCGCGCATCTCTGCCATGGACCGGTGTAGACAGGCCTCCTCCACCACCTGGAGGCGGTAGTGGGGGTCGTTAAGCTTTGCAGAGGCATACCCGACGAGAGCAAACAGATTGTTCATGTCTTTCACACTGTTCACGATGGGCGTGGCGGTTACAGCCCACAGGGCCTTGCGCTCCAGGGATTGGATGGCCTTGTATGTTGCACCTCCGCCGTTTCGCACACGGTGGGCCTCGTCCAAGACAATCCTGTCCCATGCGTATGCCTCAAAGAGCCGCATCTTGCTTGCCACCTTCTCGTAGTTGCTGATATACAGCCAGGCACCCACGGGATTCAGCGGAGACACGCGCTTCCACATTGCCGTGGGCTGGTCGTAAGTCATCACGTTGAAGTCGCTGCGCGTGGCGGCGGCGACCCACTGCGCAATGACGGCCTTGGGGCACAGGAGGAGGGTGAGGCGCAGGGGCGAGTTCTTCATCAGGCCGAGGACTTCCATCGTCTTGCCGAGTCCCATCTCGTCGCACAGCAGGCCGCCGCATTGGGGCGCAGCCTCCCGTTGCAGCATCCACTTGATGCCGACGTCTTGGTGGGGCTTATAGGCGAAATCGGTCCAAAGAGGCGCGACGGAAGCGGAAGCGCGCGCGAGCATGGCTAAGGTTTCTGTAAAAAATGGAGGGGACCTTAGCATTTGGCTTTGTTCGGTTTCAATTTTTTTAGGCCCGTCTTCATTTTTTATACCCCCCTTATATCTTTATCTTTTTGTCTTTAACACCACCACGTCGCAGGGGCGGTGCCCATGTTGAACTTGCTGGGTCCCTCAACCAATGTCCACGGATCGTAAGTGGTTTGGTATTGCTTCCTAGTCCAGCCCAGCAGGTTCTCCACGCTGATATTCACCCGTTTCGCAATGTATTCCAGGGCGTCCTCGTGGGTTTTAATGGTCTTGGGATCGTGCCTGCGCCAGGGGCTGCGCAAGCCCGAGTGCTTCGCAAGGTGCTTGGCGAAGCGCTTCGTGATGGGCGAGGGCCAGTTGGGGTGGTTGTAGTTGGGCTTCGGCTTCCCTGTCGCTGCGCAGAAGTCCACACAGCAGACTGGCGTCGTGTCAGCCACAGGCGCAGCCACAGCCTCTGCCTGCTGCATCTGCTGCACCTGCTCCCCCGTCAGGGCCATGCAGAGGCCTTCTGTCTGCGAGGAAGAGGGCTCCACCTCCACGATGCCAGGCAAGACCGTGGAAGGGCTCTCCACCAAGAGGCAGGGCCGCGAAGGGGCAACCAGGAGCGACCTCAGGAAATTCAGCCCCCTCTCCTTGTCCTCCTCTTTGATGGGAGGCGGACACACCACGGCGTGGGGGAGAGGCCGTGAGGTTCCTAGGGCCTCTCCTCCGAAGAGCTCAGTGTTGCTCTTCATGAGCTTTATGGTAGGGTCCACCAGCTCAAGCAACCCCGCATGCTTCTTCTGCTCGTGAAGCGCCTGCACCTCGGCCTCAAGCTTCTCGTTGCCCTGTGCGCTCTCGTCAAGCTCCTGCCTCAGGTCCGCCTGTGCCAGGAGCGCTTCGTCGCGCTCCTTCAAGAGGCGGATGTAGGCTGCCTGGTGATTGGCCCCCTCC